GCTCCGGCTCCCGCTCCGGCTCCCGCTCCGGCACCTGCTCCGGCACCTGAAGACGAATTTGATATTGATGATACAGAAGAACTTGATTTAGGTGATGACGAAATGGATACTGAAGATGACGAAATTGTTACGTTAAAAGTTATTCAAAAGTTAACCGGTAAATTGGCTCAAAAATTAAGAGCGTTTGAAGATGCTCAAGAAGACGAACCAATGACTTCTAAAGACATTAAGTATGTTATTAACTCAATCTTATCAGCTTTAGATTTAGCATCTTTAGATGAGGAAGATAAAGAAGAAATAATGAATAAATTTGAAGATATTGAAGCTGACGATTATTTAGGTGGTGACGATATGGATGGTGAAGATTTAACTGATGATAGTGAAGTTGAAGATATCCAAGCTGATATGGATGTAGAACCTGAAATGGCCGAAGGATTTATGTATGATGACGTTGACGAAGATAATCCTGATGATTTTGAATTTGATTTTGAAGTAGAAGACGAATTACCTTCTCACCCAAGACATAGAAGATTAAGACCTCATTCAATGAAAGACAGCCACGCTGACCGTTTAGAAGGTATGTTTGAAGGTATGTTCACAGAATCAAAAGTTGATGAAGTATTAAGAGGTTATTTTAAAATAGACCAAAAAGAAAAACAATTAATTGAAAATAAAAAACAAAAAGTTAATTTAATTAAAGAAGATAGAAAAAATAAGATTTCTAAAATCAAACAAATTTCTGAAAGTATTTCTCAAGAAGTTGCTTCTACAAAATTAATAACAAAATATCCGGGAGCGAAATTAGTTGGTAAAACTAACAAACATAACTTGGTATTTGAAATGAATAATAAACAACTTAGAGTAAACACTAAAGGTGAGATACTATGAGTTATTTAATATATGTTAACGAATTAGGACCAAATTATAAAGGGGATAACATATATGAATTTATTTTCTCGGATAGTTTGGAAAACATTTGGGGTGAAAACTGGGATGCTAAACCATCCAACAGATACCCACTCCCACCTGATTTAGAACACATAAAAAAAGTAGGAGTTTTGAAGAATGATATGATAACCATGTCAGTAATTCAAAACTCTGATTATTTTTCGATGATTGATTCTATGGATGGGATAATTGCTTTGGGGTATGAAAATGAAAGTGATGACGTTGATTTTGATAGACAAACTAGATTAGTATTTTCGTTTGGTGAAACAGAAGAATCAGTAAAAAATAAATTATATGAACGAGACATCGTTTTAGAATTTGAAAAAAAAGTTGTATATGAACACTAATCAAAAAAAATTGAAACTTATTAAAGAAGGATTTAAAGCTTCAACATTACAATATTTGTCGGATAAACAAATTAACGCATTATTCAATAGATTACAAGAACAAGTTAGTGCTGTAACAGAACCTGCCAAAAAAGGGTATAAAATTGGTGAAAAAGGTGGTAACTTACCTGCGGCGCCTAAAGGTTATAATATTAATAAAAATACTGATGGTAGTATAACTGCGATACCTAATGAACAAAAAGATTTAGGTGAAGATACTGAAGTAGATAAAGATGACGAAGATAAAGGTGAAGTAAGTCAAGACCCTGTACAAGTACAAGGACCTGATGGAATGGATGATGATTCGGATAACCAACTTCAAGAAAAATTTGAATCTAAAAGTCAACAAAAATATTTCTTTGCAAGATGTAATGATAAAACACAATCTAAAAAAATTAGAGATAAGTGGTGTAGAATGGCTGATGAGTTTGCTAAAGATACCAAATTTAATAAATTACCTGAAAAGAAAAAAGAACCAAAAGAAAATTTTAGTTTTGACGATTATACTAAAAAAGTAGGTGCGGCATTGGCAGGTGGAATGAAAAATAATTTGACTAAAATATCTCCAAGTGTTAATATTGGTGAAAACGAAATAGAAAAACAAATTATGAGATTAGTTGAAAAACATATAACACCTAAAATGTCTAAAAAAGATTTTTTAAGTTTAATTGGTGAGGACACAAAAACTGCTCCGGCAAAACCAAAAGTTAAACCGGGGACAAAACCGGGAACAGATTCACCATACAAACCTAAACCGGGTGTTAAACCAGCTCCTAAAGCTAAAAAAGAAATTGACGAAGATACTAAAACGGCGCCTGTAAAACCAAAAGTTAAACCAGGTACAAGACCGGGAACAGATTCTCCTTACAAACCTAAACCGGGTGCTAAACCGGCACCTAAAGCTATTAAAAAAGAATTACCTACTTGGTTATCGTTTGATAGTATAGGTCTTAAAATTGATTAATCATGAGTTTAAATATAAAAATAGAAGAGATTTTAAAAGCTAAAACAAAATTAGAAAGAAAATTATCTGAAGGTACAATTACTAAAAATGAACGTTCATTACTTAAAGAAATTAAAAGTAGTTTAGTTGAAGCACCAATTGATTATGAAGGTCCTGAAAGAATGGAACCGGGTATCGAAAGAAAAATTACTTCAAAACAAACTCCATTTAATCAAAATCCAGCTTTACCAAAAGATGGTGATAAAGATTATATTGAAGTAATCTCCTCTAAACGTTTTAAGGATTCTGTAGACAAAGTAAGAAGATATTTGGGGGATACTACCGCAATTCAAGGAAACAATCCAATGATGGGTCTAATGTCGACAGTAATGAATGGTTTGCAAAGAATTGTACAGGTTGAATCTCAAAATAAAGAATATCTTGAAAGATTAGCAGTTAATTTAGTTGTTAAAGAACTTGGTATTCCTGAAGGGTCATTACAATTCGATGCTCAATTAGTTCACGGACCTATGGCTGCGGCTCAAGGAATGCAGACAGAACCTCAACAACCTAGTGATGAAGAAGTTAAAGACGCATTTAAAAAGGCGGAAGACCATTCTGAAGAATTAGAGGATTTTGCTGATGAATTTGAAAAATTTAATTTAGAAAAATCAAAAAGAAGATTAATTAACTCGTTAATACAAGGAGCGGCTTTTAAAGGTGGTCATATGTATGTGTTAGTTAGTGATGAATTAAGTAGATTAGACCCTAACTTACTTAATCATTATGGTGTTACACAAGCCCTTATGGAACACTTATATTGGTTATACCCGGATATGGAAGGTATGGCAGGTTCAGGTGGTGGACAAATGGGTCAAAGTGAAGTGGATGATGAAACAGACCCACCAACAGTTAAGGCAAGAGCTATGACGTTTCCATTATTAGTTCACGAATTAGTGAAAGGTGTTTATGAAGTATTTGGAACACATGGTTTACCTGATGACCCAAAACAAGCCGAAATGGTTTTAGGGGCGGAAGATACATTACCTGCCGAAATATGGGATTCTAGATTAGGTCCAATATTTTGGGAAAAATTTTTAGAGGCGTATCCTGATAAATTGTTTGATGATGATATGAAACACATCCAACATTATTTATTTGTGAGATTCTCGAAACTATCAGCACAAGAGTTTTTAAGAGTAGCTAAACTAATATTAGAAGGAAACCCACAAGGTGCTCAATTTATTCAAAGAATGGTTGACGAAATCGTTAATGATTTGAAAAAAGATGAGTATGATGAAAAAATGGGTGACGATAATGATGATGACGACTACGGTGACGACGACTTGGATGATTTTGATTTGTCGGCACTTGGGTTCTAAAAACCAAACCGACTTATGTCAAATTTAACAAAAGAACAAGTATTAATTGAATACGTAAAATGTAATCGAGATGTTGAATACGCACTTAGAACGTATTTAGAAACATATGATAATACGGTTAAAAAATATGTTCCATTAGAACTTTTTCCTGACCAATTATCTTTATTAGAAGATTACGAAGAATACAATGAAAACATTGCATTAAAGTACAGACAGGCCGGGGTATCAACAGTTACCGCGGCTTGGATGTCACGAAAGTTAGTATTCGCAAGAAAAGAAACCCCCGAAAAAATATTGATTATCGCCAATAAGTTGGATACTTCACTGGAGATGGCTAATAAAATAAAAGCGTTCGTTGCTCAATGGCCGTCTTGGACAGGTGTAGATTTTGATAAAGCAAAAAATTCCCAAAAACATTATAAATTAACAAATGGTTGTGAGGTTAAAGCCGTTGCGACATCGAAAGATGCCTTGCGTGGGTTTACACCAACAATACTTGTATTTGACGAGGCGGCGTTTATCGAAGCTGACAGTGACTTTTGGGCTGCTTGTATGGCGTCCCTATCTACGGGGGGTAAAGTAATTGTTGTTTCAACTCCAAACGGATACGACCCAATTTACTACGAAATATATGACCAAGCATTACGTAATATGAATGACTTCAAAATTACCGAGATGTTTTGGTATCGTGACCCACGTTATACTAAAGATTTATTCTTGGTAAAAACTGATGATATAATTCATTTCCTATTGAATAAAGAAGATTATAAACCAGATGAATTTCTTGATTGGTCTAAAATACCTTATGAAAATAGAAATTATAAAGAGTTAAGAATTATTATGGATGCCGGGTATAAACCTTGTTCATCTTGGTTTGAGGCGATGGTTAAGAAATTAAAATACGATAAACGTAAAGTATCCCAAGAGTTAGAATGTAACTTCTTAGGTTCGGGGGATAACGTATTTGATTCTCTTATGATGCAAAAGATTCGTGAAAATATGATTCTTGAACCTATATCAAAGTTAATGGGGAATGCTCTTTGGATTTGGAAAGAACCTGTGATTGGACATAAATACATTATGGGTGTCGACGTTTCTCGTGGGGATTCTGAAGATTTTAGTTCATTCCAAATTGTCGATTTTGATACTCAAGAACAAGTCGCTGAGTATGTGGGTAAATTACCTCCGGACACTATGGCGGAAATTTGTCACAAATGGGCGACAAACTATTCTTGTTTTGTGGTAATAGATATCACTGGAGGTATGGGTGTTTCAACATCAAGAAAACTTCAAGAAATGAATTATAAAGATTTATATGTTGATGGTGTTGACACGGCAAACAAATGGAAATACGACCCAAAAGCTGCGGAGAAAATTCCGGGAATAAACTTTAATAATAAAAGAGTTCAAATTATTGCTTCGTTTGAAGAAGTAATGAGACATGGATTTAGAATTTATAGTTCTCGTTTGTATAATGAAATGAATACATTTATTTATATGAATGGTAGACCTGACCACCAAAAAGGTCATCACGACGATTTAATCATGTCTATTGCGATGGCAACCTACGTTGCTGAATCATCGTTTAGTAAATTAACTAAAGTTACTGAACATACTAAAGCGATGATTGATTCTTGGGCGGTCACTAATAATGACAATGTAAGTGAATCATTAGCGTTTAACCCCGTAATACCAAATACTCGAGAAAGAATTGGTCAATTTAGTAATGGAAATATAAGTCGAGACGATTATATGAAATATGGCTGGTTATTTGGTACAAGATAATATTTATCAAATAAACATAAATGGGTATTACCGATAGAAAAACTTCTACTTTAAATAATAGTATAACATTTGATGCAAATGCAGATTTGTATGCTAATGCAACTCTTAATTTGGGTGTCGGTAAATCAGGTGGTTTTGTAAATCGAAAAAAATCAGGTAAAATTTTCGCAGGGTCTAGAATGGTTGTTCCTGGTCAAGATATTTTAAGTGTTAAAGTATTTGAACCTGATTTTAATAGACCTAGAACTATTGACACATTTAGTGGAGCTCTTCCACCAACACCAACGGCAGAACCAACACCTACTCCAACACCTACACCACCACCAACGGGTACGCCAACACCTACGCCAACACCTACAATGACACCTTCACCAATTGTTGAGATTTGTTACTTAGCGACTGAGGACTTTATCCGTATTATAGCAGAAAATGGTGATAACTTAATTGTTGATTGTGACCCGTTCCCAATACCTGTACCACCGGTTAATTATCCAACGCCAACCCCCACACCAACAATCCCATGATGATATTTGGTTAATCTAAACTATTTATTAAAATAAAAAAATATTTAAATTTTTCATATGGAAAACAATCAAAATAATGATTTAACAGTTTGGCAAAGGTTATCCAAAGCATTTGGACCAAATTCGTTATTGAATCAAGATTATCCCGTATATCAGTTAGATAAGAAGGAATTATTAAAAACCACGTCTAAAGCCGAATACGAGAGAGAAAAATTACAGGCACAACAAACTTATTATCTAGCCAATCAATGGACTAAAATTGAAAGTAATTTATATACTCAAGCGGTATATTATGAACCAACTCGTTTAGCTTCATTTTATGATTATGAATCGATGGAGTATACTCCTGAAATTTCTGCCGCTTTGGATATCTATGGTGAAGAATCAACAACTGTTGACCAAAATGGATATATGTTACAGATTTATTCTGAATCAAAAAGAATTAAAGGAATCTTAACTGACTTATTTAACAACGTATTAGATTTAAATACTAATTTACCTATGTGGACAAGAAATACTTGTAAATATGGAGATAACTTCGTGTATCTAAAATTGGATGCGGAAAAAGGCATTGTTGGGTGTATGCAATTACCAAACATTGAAATAGAACGTTTGGAGAGAGGTATGGCTGCGAAATCAGCAAATGTTGAAGAACCTGCGGATAGTAAAGGATTACGTTTCAAATGGAAAATTAAAGACATGGAATTCAATTCATGGGAGATTGCCCATTTTAGATTATTAGGTGATGATAGAAAACTTCCTTATGGTACTTCTATGTTGGAGAAAGCGAGACGTATTTGGAAACAATTATTACTTTCAGAAGATGCGATGTTGATTTATAGAACTTCAAGAGCTCCTGAAAGACGTGTATTTAAAGTTTATGTTGGTAATATGGACGATAAAGATGTTGAACCATATGTACAACGTGTGGCTAACAAATTTAAAAGAAGTCAAGTGGTTGATTCTCAAACAGGGAATGTAGATATGAGATTTAATCAAATGGCTGTTGACCAAGATTACTTTATTCCTGTTCGTGACCCTGCGGCACCAAGTCCAATTGATACCTTACCGGGAGCACAAAATTTGGCGGAGATTGCCGATATTGAATATATCCAAAAGAAATTATTAACAGCACTTCGTGTTCCTAAAGCGTTTTTAGGTTTTGAGGAAGTAACGGGTGATGGTAAAAATTTATCTTTAATGGATATTCGTTTCGCAAGAACAATTAATAGAATTCAAAAATCTATGATTGCCGAATTAAATAAAGTTGCAATTATTCATTTATTCTTATTAGGATTTGAGGATGAATTGTCAAACTTTACATTGGCTCTTACAAACCCATCATCTCAAGCAGATTTATTAAAAATTGATATTTGGAAAGAGAAAATTTTATTGTATAAAGATGCTGTTGCGGCTATCGAAGGTATCGCTCCGGTATCTGTTACATGGGCTAAGAAACACGTATTAGGATTCTCTGATGAAGAAATTAAATTAGATTTACAACAACAACGTATTGAAAAAGCGGTTGGTGCGGAATTAACTAATACCGCAACCATAATTACTCATACGGGTGTATTTGATACTATAGATAAATTATACGCGAGTAAATCCGGAACTACGGCCGTTGGAGCGGCTGCTCCTGCCCCACCACCTGGTGGAGGAGGTGGAGGAGGTCTTGAATCTGACTTAGGTGGAGGACTTGACTTAGGTGGAGAACCTGAACCGGGTGGAGCACCTGAACCGGGTGGAGCACCGGCACCGGGTGGTGAAGCTGAAATAACTCCTGAATCAGTCAAACGAGATAATTTGAATATCTTATTGGAAAGTGGTAATCTAACTGAAGACGATTCTTACATTGATTTATCTCGAGCAAGAAATTCTTTAGGTGATATGGAAAAAGAATTGGATAAAATCTTAAATGATTGATATTTATAATTAAAAAAGAAAATGACAAAGTTTGGTATATTAAAATCGAAGATAGAAAACGTATTACTTGAGTCGTATAAAAACGACACATTTAAAGACGAATTAAAAACATTTAAAAAACTTGTATTAGAGAATAAAAATGTTAGTAAGATTTTCTATATGTATGATGAGTTAAACTCTAAAAAAGGTTTGAGTGAATCATATTCAAGAGAATACATCCACGAATGTATTACTCTATATGAAAATGCTGTGAATAAAATTTTACCGGCAGATTTGAAAAAATTAAATATGTGGGTTAGAAATACTAAATCTAATAACTCATACGAAAATATCGATAACTTATTTTCAACAGATGTTTTAACCATTGAATCAAGAATTAAAAGTAAAAATTTAATTATTGAGAATTTGAAAAAACTTCCAATTACAGAATCCAAAGGTATTGAACTTCCATTATCAACTATGGTTAGTGTTGCAAATAAAACTATTAAGAATTATATTGATACTTTAAGTGAATCTGACAAAGCTGAAATAGTTAAATTGTTATCTGAAGATGATGGTGAATTATCCGTGAAATATAACACCCTTAAAGAAAATGTAGTTGATAAATTAAAAGCAATGAAGAATTCGTCCGAAGATAATTCAGTGAAAACTAGAATTGATGAAACACTTACAAAAGTGTTATCAGAGAAGTACGACAAATTAACGTATTTTAAACTTAAAAGTTTAAACGAGAATCTTTAATCGTTATCCGAATAATATTTTAATTGAACGTGTTTAGCCTTAGCTAACACGTTTCTTTTTTTTACGGAAGGTTTGATAAATTCTTTTCGCTTATTAAGTTCAGAACTTTGACGTGTCTTGATAACTTTACTTTTATAGAGTTTCAGTGCTTTCTCTATTGGTGTATTTTTATCTAATTTAACTATTAACATATATAACATATATATCAAAATAACAAAAAATTTGACCTGACCCCTTATTTTACCTATCTTTTTTAAAAATAAAAGGAAAAATATGAAAATTAATGAAAAAGGGGAAAACCTCTCAACTAACAGGTTTCAAAACCGCGAAAGTTGTTTATGGGACAGTTGATTCTGTAAACTTGAAATCACTTTACTTAAACGTACAAACATGGGTTGAACCAATCTATGAATCCGATAATTGGTCGAGAACAGTTTTAAATTTAAGTAGGGGTATTAAACACTCGGTTTACGAGTCGTTAAATAATAAAATTTTTGATACAAAATTTATTGTAGATTTAGATTTAAGGTCAAGTGGATTAAATTTGGGTAAAAAATCATTTATGAATTTAGAAGTTAATTTCTATGTTATAGAAGAAAACCTCGATTTTAAATCAAAACAAATTAAAGATACATTATTAAAAATTACAAATAAAATCTACAACGATAACTTTTATGACAACAATTATTTTAAGTTTTATCTAACTAAAAAAATCAAATCCGTTAAAGATACGTTACAAACCGAAAATGTTTAATATTTATTATTAAAACATTTAAAATGAGTTTAAGAATATTACAACCGAACGAATCAGGAAAAGGTATATTAGTTGAATACGATGCCGGATATATTAATCCAAAGGATAATCGTAACGAAACATTAATAAGAGAATCTAATGAAATGTTAGACCACTCAAAACCATTTGAATTTTATGCTGTATTACAAAAATATGATACACCAAATAGAAATGGTCGATTATACCCTGAACGTATATTAAAAAGAGAAGCTGATAATTATAAAAAAATGATTAAAAAGGGTACAGCTCTTTCAGAGTTAAATCACCCGGAATCATCTTTAATTGATTTAGATAGAGTTTCTCACGCAATCACCGAAGTATGGTGGGAAGGTAATGTCCTAATGGGAAAGATTAAATTATTGACATCACCGGGATACCACGAAAGAGGTATTTGTTCAACCAAAGGAGATTTGGCAGCAAATTACTTAAGACAAGGTGTTACTTTAGGTATATCGTCAAGAGGTGTAGGTTCTCTTAAAAAGATTGGTGAACAAAATGAAGTACAAGACGATTTTGAATTAATTTGTTTTGACTTGGTGTCCTCACCTTCAACTCCGGGAGCGTATCTATTCTTAAATAAAGATGACAAACATCTGTATGACGAGAACTTAGAAGAAGAGAAAAAAATGAGTATTGAAAGACATGTTGGTGATTCAGGAAATAAATCACTTGACTTAATGAAAAAATTAAACGATTATTTAGGATATTAAACTAAATAGAAAAAATTATGGACGAAAAGTATTTCATTGCAAAAATTACATTGGACTCAGTTGATGAGGCATCAGGTAAGATTAAAAAATTAAGAGAAGAAAAATTAGTGAGTGGTTACAACCCAACTGACGTAGAGGCTAAAGTAACAAAAGTATTTGAGCATTATACAATGGAATGGAGAATCACAGCAATTGTTGAAAGTAAAATTGATGAAGTGATAGAATAAGAATTTATATTCAATAATTAATTAAGGAGACAGAAATGTCTCCTTTTTTTATGCTTTTATTTTTTTGGTAATATTTATTAATATAAAAAACTCATTATCAAATTAGCAAAAATAATGCTTTTTTGATAATGGGAGATATTTATATATTAAAATAACTTAAACACAAATGGCAAAAGAAAAATCTTTAGTTGAAGAAGCTATCATCCAAATGAAAAATTTGGAAGAGGCGGTAGCGGAAAATGCAAAAGGAATACTTGCTTCGACAATGTCGCAAGAAATCAAAGAACTAGTAAAAGAATCTCTTACAGAACAAGATGATGAGGAGATTGACACTGAGGTTGACATGGATGACATGGATATGGATACAGATATGGACGATACAGAAATGGACGACGTAGATGTTGATATGGATATGGAAGATGACATGGATACCGATAATATGGATATGGATATGGATGATGAAGACACCATAGACCTTACTGACGTAGAAGATGATGAAGAAATCTTACGTGTATTCCAATTGATGGGACCTGAAGATAATATTGTTGTTACTAAAGATGATTCTGGTAACATCAGTTTAAAAGACGAAGAGAACAACAAAGAATATATGATTGTTGGTGAAGGTGAAGATGAATTAGAAATGTTCGAAGAATTTGACGACGAAGAAGAAGATATGGACTTCGATGACGAAGAAGAGGACATGGATTCTGAAGGTATCGAAGATATTATCTCTAGAGTATTTGATAATGACGACGAAGATTCTGAATTTGGAGAAAGTGATGAAATGATGTTTGACGAAGAAGAAGATATGGACGATGAAGAAATCGTTTATGAAATTTCTTTTGATGACGAAGATGATTCAGAGTTAGAAGAGCAAGACGACATGGACATGGAAATAGAAGAACAAGACGATATGGATATGGATGATGACACAATGATGGAATCTAAAATGTCTGTAAAACCAAAAGGAACCGGAATGGGTAATCCTAGTAAATTTAAATATGATGCAAAACCAAACCAAAATGGTGGATTTAAAACTGTGAAAAAATCAGTTAATCCAACAATGGGAACAGGTAAAGCTAAATTTGAATATAAAGAAGGTGAAAATCTTGAAGGAAAAATGAAATCTGTTAAAAAAACAGAAACAAAAGAGCAAACAACTAAAATTGCTAATACAACTAAAAAAGTTGAACCTAAAGAGGCTTCTCGTACATTAGGTAATGGAAGTAATTTCAGAAGAGGTGGGTTACCAAAACCAAGAGCTCACTCATCTTTTAATACCGCAATTAAAGAGAACCAAAACACAAGTGAATTAAAAGTTTTAAGAGAAAAGAATGAAGAATACAGAAAAGCTCTTAACGTATTTAGAAATAAATTGAATGAGGTTGCAGTGTTTAATTCAAACTTAGCTTACGCTACTCGTTTGTTCACAGAACATTCAACATCAAAACAAGAAAAAATAAATATCTTAAGAAGATTTGACGGTGTTGAAAACATTAAAGAATCTAAAAACTTATACAAAGTCATTAAAGATGAACTTACAGGGACTGCATCTCAACCTATGAATGAATCATTAGAAAGAACAATTGCTAAAGCACCTTCAACAGGGTCGGCAGTTAACTTAATTGAATCTAAAACATATGAGAATCCACAGTTCTTGAGAATGAAAGATTTAATGTCAAAATTAAAATAAAAATAAACTAAAAAATTAATAAAAACCAAAAAAATGGGAGCATTATTAGAATCAGGTCTAGTTGGTAACATCGGGTTAAAACACCTTAAAGTTATTAAAGAGGACACAATTAATAAATGGGACAAATTAGGATTTCTAGAAGGTCTTAAAGGTCACTTAAGAGAAAACGTAGCTCAGTTATATGAGAACCAAGCGTCTTTCTTAATAAACGAAGCAACTTCTGACGGGTCTTCAGGTTCATTCGAAACTGTTGTATTTCCTATCGTAAGAAGAGTATTCTCTAAATTATTAGCGAATGACATCGTTTCTGTACAAGCTATGAACTTACCAATCGGTAAATTATTCTACTTTGTACCAAAAATCCAAGGATATAAAGATGGTATTGCAGGACAATATTCAGGTGAGCACTATGCACCTGTTGGAGCTCCGGGTAACTACAATGATGGTACATTACCTTCACCTAACGGTACAGGTGGTAATCCAAATGCAGGTTACACTACAGGTTCAGGAACTTATAACCCTGTATACGAAAAAAATCTTTATGATTTATTCTATGAAGGAAATGAGGCTCAATTAGACCCTCCAGGATTATTTGATTATTCTAAAGGTCGTTGGTCAGCAATCACTGCTACTACAACTATCCAAAAATGGACAGGTGGAGTTTTAGTTGATGCTAACATTTCAGGAACAACTGATGGAGCAGCAGTTATTGCTTCAGGTAACACAAGAAAAGTTATCATTAAAATGTGTGGTTTTGCTGATACAGGTGCAGGAAAATTAATCGGACCTGATGGTAACGAAATGGATACTGAATCATTCTTATCTGACTTAATCGTTTACACAGGAAATGGTTTAACTGTTTCTTCAACTTCACCATGTACAGTTAGTACAGGTTCTTTATTATTTAGAGTTGTGACTCAAATCTATGGTAGAGGTATTGTGAAATATGGTAATACTACTCAAACTTACTTCCCTTCAGGTAACCCAGCGGGTACAGCATCTAATACAGGTAACGGTGGTTCATTCAAAAATGTTTGTGACGCTGATGGATGTATTTGGTTAGAAGTTGATTTATCTTGTCCGGTATGTGCTGATTGTGATTCTACATCTTTAGATGGTTACACAGGTACTACTATCGAAACTGCGGTATCAGGAACTTCATTCGCAGCGGCTTTCAGACGTTACGAAGAGTTAGAATTTGAAGATAAAATCGGTGAGGTTTCTTTCGATTTAGATTCAGTTACTGTATCTGTTACAGAAAGAAAATTAAGAGCACAATGGTCTCCTGAGTTAGCTCAAGACGTTGCGGCTTTCCACAACATCGATGCTGAAGCTGAATTAACAGCTTTATTATCTGAACAAGTTGCGGCTGAAATCGACCGTGAAATCTTAAGAGATTTACGTAAAGGTGCAGCATGGAACTTACGTTGGGATTACAATGGTTGGAGAAGAATTTCTCAAACAACTTCTTATACTCAAAAAGATTGGAACCAAACATTAATTACAGCAATCAACCAATTGTCTGCACAAATCCACAAATCTACATTAAGAGGTGGAGCAAACTGGATTGTTGTTTCTTCTGAAGTTTCAGCTATCTTTGATGATTTAGAGTACTTCCACGTATCTAATGCGTCTCCTGAGCAAGACCAATACAACATGGGTATTGAAAGAGTAGGTACATTAGCAGGTCGTTACCAAGTTTACCGTGACCCTTACTTCCCAGCTAACCAAGTGTTAATTGGACACAAAGGAACATCATTGTTAGACACAGGATACATTTACGCTCCGTATGTACCATTACAATTAACACCTACAATGTACAACCCATTCAACTTTACACCGATTAAAGGTATAATGACTCGTTACGCGAAAAAGATGGTAAATAACCGTTTTTACGGAAGAATTACCGTTGATGGTGTTAGAACATTTGACTTAAGAGAATTGAGATAATCAATATCTTATGATATACCAAAAAGAGGACAAATATTTGTCCTCTTTTTTTTTATCTTATATTTATATTAAAAGAAAAATTATGAAAAATTTATTTGAAATTTCAAGTGAAGAAAAAAATAGAATTTTAGGACTTCATGAAAGTGCTACTAAAAAACTTTATTTAATTAAAGAAGATATTACAGAACCTATAAAATTTAATATTTCAAATTCGTTTCCTAGTGGTGAATATGAGTTAAATAATACTACTGAAATTGATAATGCAATAAAACAAATTAATGATTATTTAAAATCCGGTAAAGGTTCATTTAACACTATCGTGATTAATTCATCAGAATCGAAAGTTCCAAATGAAGGTGTAGGGTTAAACTCAGGAGATTTATCCAAATTAAGAGCTTCGGAAGTTGAAAAATATATAAAATCAAAATTAGGTGATAAAATATCTATTAAAATTAATAATTTAGGAGCTCAAGGTCCTGAGTGGGATGAAACCAAAGGTTCTAAACACCCTGACTATACAAAATATCAATATGTAACTTTAAATTTATCCGCAGAAAAATCTACTGAGAAGTGTAACTTTAACATTGACTATGAAGGAGTTCAAGGTTCTAAATCGAATAATTATATTGCAATTTTACCTTCAAAATATCAAAATGACTTAAATGATAAAGGTAAATTGAGTTTTGATACGGGAACAATGCCTGATAGATTAATTGTTACTGATACTCAAAAACAAATAACATTAGACACCGGATATGTATCTACAGAATTATATTTGGATGATATAATAAATTATATACCTGCGTGGGTTGATAGTTTAACTAAAATATATAACCAAAAATCCCCTGCAGTTAGTGGTAGTAAAATAATTACTAAAAATGTTTCATCAATAGATGAATTAGTTTCATTGATTTTTAAAAACGAAAAATTAAAAAATATTTCATTAGATTTAATTAACAAAAATGATTTGAAAAAATTAAAGTCAATATTACAAGCTAATACAGGTACTGGTGAAGTTTCTTTAGGATTCGTTAATTTATTAGAGCAATATAATAATGGTGTTAGAGAGTTCGTACTTTATGAAAAAAGAACTACACCATATGAATTAGTATATGATACTAGTAAAGGTAATAATTTATTTTTTGTTTATGCACCTATTGGGGGTCCTGGAATGGGGTCAACAGGATTTAAAATAGAGGGAGGTTGTATTTAATCACCCTTTTTTAATTAATTTTAATTCTTTTAGTTTCTTTATCGTGGACATTTCCTGATTTGTCTTCATAAACAATTCCTTCAACATAAACATCGTTATGGGTTATTTTATATGAGCCAATAACTTTTACTTTATAAACTTTAGATAAGGAGTCCATTTTTTGAGTAACGGTTTGGTCTATTTTTTTGGTTGAAACTTTTTTCTTTTCTTGAGAAAACGACAAACCACTAACTAATAATAACAAGATAATTAATAATTTTTTCATAATATAAATATTTTTTACAAATGTAATTATTATTTTTTACTCTACAACATTTTTTTCAACTTTATTTAAAGTTCTAATTGATTTTGAGATGATTTCAGATTCCCCCAATGAAAATATCCCTGAATGAAATGCAAAACTAACTGCTTGTGTTAGGATATAGATTGATTGTTCTTTATCCATTGTTGATAGTAGGACATCTAAATGGTCTTCGTTGTACAATGGGATTGTATTAAATAATTTTCCGAATAGTTCTTGTTGTTGTTCCATAATTAAAATTTTGTATATTTATAAGTATATGAATAAAAATAACAAAAATCAAATTAAAGAGGCAACCGGTCATCGTGGCTCGGGACAAGTAAGAGTTCCTTTGAGCCCGGGAGTTAGATTGTTCAATAAAGAGCAACTACAACCATTTACTGTACCTACATCAAAATATGATAGTGCTGAATTAGCGTTTGATAGTTATGATGGTGAGATGAGTACTCCAAAATCTAAAATATCTAAAATAGAGAAAGAATCAAGAAAAATTGCCAAATACGTAAAAAAACATCCGGAGCAGAATGATGAAGAAGGTGGGGTATTAAATCAAACTCCTGGTAAAGGTAAGAAAATTGTTCCTATTGATGAAAATACAACGACCGTTAGTGCCGGAGAATACAATGGTCCTATTGAATTAGGTTTGAGAAAATGGATTAAATCTGAATTAGACCCATTTGTAAATACCCTTGAATCTGAATTTAATAATAAGAGTAAAAGTAAAACATTAAAAGGTAATAGAGACACCGTTGTTGGTATGTGGGAAAAAGGTGTGGATGGTACATACCACATTGATACATACGATGTAAATACGGTTAATGAATGGGTTGAGATAACCAAAGACACCCTTATAGAAGATGTTGTCCCAAATGGACTAAAAACCCCTTCAAAAAATGAATCATTAAGAAATATAATTAAAAAGGTATTAAAAGAAGAATTTAAAAAACCCCTTACTCGATAGTAGGGGTTTTTGATTTAAGTAAGATTTTATTCTTTAACTTTGATAATGAATGTTCTACTTGAGATTTCATTTGTTCAATTCTTCTCATACGATTTTCTTGAACTCTATTATCGAACATTCTAACCATTTTATTCCAATCTCTATCGGTCATGGAAATATTACTATAATAACAAACGTGATTAATGATTGTTATTTTTTTATCATCTAATACTACAAACACTCCCAATTTTTTATTTTCGATAATTCTATGTGAAGATAGTGGAGCAATTTCATAGATAGAACTTGGATGTTTTAATGTATTACGAAAAATAAACATACAATCGTTCATGTCTGCTAACTTACCCGCGTCAACAACATCATAAATTATTTGGAACTGCAATAATTTTTTTCTAACTGCTCTACGTTTTAATTTTCGTTTTATGTATTTTATCATCTTAATAATTTTAACACGACAAAGATACACAAATTTTTTAAATAACCAAAAATAATAAGAAATATTATTTATAAAATAAAACCCCCAATTAATGGGGGTTTTTTATTTTTAACAATATGGTGATGAACACCTCTTTTGACCGTCTAACCCTGCTTTAGTTCCTTTACAAACTTGAACCGCAAAGCCGTTTGAATAAGCTGAAGGATAAACTTTAAATTTTGATTTAGCAGCCGCTTTACCACGAGCACATAATTTAGTACCGGGTTTCTTTTTACCTTCAGAAACTACCTCATCATTACTTTGACTTTTTGCTTTATCAAGATAATCATAAACCTTGTCTCCGTACATTTGATAGATTTTCTTAATGAATTGAGCAGGACTCTTTCTTATATATCTAATAACATCGTTAGGAATATACTGTCCATATTTATCACCAAATAAGGACTTTACTTGACGTTCTCTGTCACTTGTAGGTCTTTCAGTGTCTGAAGAATAATCTTGTTCTAAAACAGTTATATTGTCTTCATTTTTAGTTTCATTCATCATAAAATCAAAAACTTGGTCAAGGCTTTCTTTTGCGGTTGATACGTGGTCTTGAGCCCAATCGTGTCCACCATCTAAAATACCTTCAACAGTGTTTTTATTTAATTCTAATAATAAACCTGTTTGTCTATGAATTTGTTCTAAATTACTAAAAAACATATATCTTTCACTATCTTGTTCAGACATAATTCGTTTAACTAATTCAGTTAATTTAGATTCTGATAATTTAACTACTCTTTTCATATTATTATGAGTTTAATCCATTACCACCAATTGTGATTGCGTTTAATTGTACGATAGCTTGATTTTGTCCATTAGTATAAACAGGGTGTGGTGGGACAATAGTAAATGTTCCTCCACTACAATTATCTTGACAAACTAATCCACCATTACCACCATCATTAGCTATAGTTGGTTCAGCACATTCGTCACAGGTGTCAAATGGCCCCGCAATTATCATTGAATTTGCGTAAAATCCAACAGTATCTCCTGAAGTTAACGATACACATTGTCCGGTAGGTAATTGATAAATTTTACTTTCGTCAAATTCTACATCACCCGGTAAAATAATTAATTGTGATATTCCTTCACAAGTTGTTGCGGTTACATTAACATTATATCCCATAATTTTTTTTATTTATAAATATCTTATAATTGTAAATATTTTGTATTTACCACTTGAAATTTAATTTGTCGTTTATATGTGTTTATTTCACCGCTACTAATTACTTGTATATCAATGAAATATTCATTTGGTATTTTGTCTCTACTATCAAATATAAAATAGTATTCGTTAGGTGTTCTATTAATTTTTGTCCACCCTTGAACTTGTACTTCAGTTGTCCCCTCTTTAACATAAATTCTATATGACGCATCCACGTTTAATAATAAATTTTGGGTTGTATAAGCTTGTTTAATAATTACACCTACTTTACGAGTATCCGTATTTACAATTTGTTCATCTTGTTTTAATCCGTAAAAATCAAATCCGTATAATAATGGGTTTGCGGATACAACACCAATTTGAATTGCATTTTTAAATGGTTGTAATGTAAAATCATTTAATACCTGTGGAAGTGGAAAGTTGTTATAACTTAAGTTGTACCATCTATCTGAAAATGTACAAGGAGTTTGATATCCCATAAGAGGTGGGATAACAACCTCATAAACACCTCTAGTTCTTTGACACGTTGTTAATCCGGATAATCCCGGAATAACATCACCCATCATATCTAATATATCAACATTTGGGGGGTAATCTAAATTTATTGGGTTACCATTATCAAATAGGTATAAATATAATTTGTTAACTTTACCTAAAGTAAATTGATTTCTATCGTCTTCAATTAAATCATTGTAACTTGTTTCAAGATATGGTTCGTAGAATGTTTGAGTATGACGAGTAAAAAATTGAACTTCATAGTTATCGGTAAGACCTGTAAGATTTTCAACTTGAGGTTTATATGCAATTCCCCACCCTGATACATTTGGTATTGAACCATTTAATACACCATTAATTTCTGCCGTCATATCGAAAGCAATATTTTCGTTACCAAATTCAAAATGTTGTGTATCCACAATGGTAATTCCACTAAAAGGAACAGGACCTAAATTTTTATTATTATAAATTCCCTGTTGTTGCCAAACACCAATAGTTGTTGTTTGATACCAATTTGATGGTCTATTTGAAAAGTTTTTATCTGATTCACTATATTGATAAATTAAATCCGCAAAATCATACCCAACACCTTCATCCCAAAGTTGAGGTGTTGACGGATTATTATTTAAATAAGGGATTCTAAATAAGATTAAATCAAATGAAGTGGCTCTCATTCTCATTTGAGACGTGAGTGTGTTTAATAGTTCGGCATCAAAAGTAGACGTATTTGTCATTCTTAAAGTATGCGTCATATTATCTGTACACCCTGTAGTTATAGTTCCGTTAAAAATTAGTTGTTTTAATAAAGTTAAATCTAAATCAAAAATAAAACGGCTATAGTTATTTGGGTATTGAGTTGTGGCAACATTACCATAAAATAGTTCCATTACAGGGTTTCTACCTGTATTGGTAAAGCTATTTGATATAAGGGTATTGTTCTTGCTGAAATATGAATTAATTATTGACATGAATATGTTTTACATATAAATATCAATTAATTCTAATATTTTGATTTAAGATGGTATTTTCTGCATCTGCAAGGATTGCATTGATTTCTGCGGTTGTTTGTCCGTTACCCGCTGCGACCGGAACAGGTGCCATTGTGGCCACCGGATGAACGTGTCCTGTAACAAATGAAAATATTTTTCTAAGTAACGCCATTAATTCATCTCCTCTAACAACAGGGTATGTTTGATTAAGAATACTATTTTCATCTCCAATAAATTTATCTTGAGGTATTCCATATAAAGTTTGACTTAAACTAATTTTTCCTTTAGGCCCTGCGGAATCTTGTGATAAGAAATACATACGTTGAGACCCCATAATACTATAAGTAATATCTGAAGGAATAAACTCTGTTGGTATAACTATTTCTTCTTTTAAATCGGCTTGTGGACCAAGAATTGGTTTACCTGATTTGTTTTCCCAAACTAAAAACCATCCTTTGTATTTTTTACTTGCAGGGTCTAATGTTATTTTATCAGAAAATCTTACATAATTAACATATTCCGCAACTTCACTAACAAGGTCGTTAGGTGAAAATTTATTACCGGTTGTATATGTTAATTTTGAAGGGGTAACGACTAATGGGAATGTTACGTTTGGCGCAAAATTTTGGGGGTTATTAACAGTATAACCTGATATATTTATAAAACCACTAAACACACCTTGTACAAAGTTATTAATTATACTAGATGCTTCATCAAATGTTTTTTGATTAAATTTAATTTCCTCTAATGGTGACCCATAATTTGTTCCAACGGACAACTGTGTAATAGTATCTGATTTAAAATTTGCACTATTTACACTAACACTTGGAACCACATTATATAAACCAACAGAACCATTAAACGCTCCTTGAAGATTTTCTAAATTATCAATGTTCCATATAATCATTTTTTTAACAACTTTTACCTGTTCAACTAATCTTGTTACACCTTCAGGGTCTTTAGTTATTTTTTGTTGTGTAAAATTAGATAATTGAAGAAACGCTCTATTAACATTACCTAAAGGTAGTTGGTCTTTTACTAATCGTTTAGTTTTACCGGCTCTTATTAATACTTCATTTTCTTTAACAACCACATCAGCAGTTCCTCTACCTAACAACGCATTGTCACCTGGTTCAGGAAATACTCCTACACTACCTTGATTTCTATAAGCACCTACTTGGTTTTTAATTGAGATACCTTGAGCAATTCTATCACCTGATGCTAAGAATTTTTTAGCCCCTTGATAATTCTCAAATGGACTTATCATTGGAGATGAAAAAGGCCCTTGAACATAAAATTGATTAGTAAATGGGAAATCTTTATTAGAATAAATTATATGAACATATTCATCTTTAAGAGGTACTTGACTAACGTAAAAAGGTAATAATGATAAACAAATTAAAGGGTCTCTTGATGTCCACGGGTCAGTTTCTTCATTCCAATCTGGAATTGACGCAATAATATCTTGATAATTTTTAGTTTCAGGTATAACACGAAGTCTCCCTAACATCATAGGGTCTTGATTGTTAAGTACTATTCCGGGAAAAATTATTTGATTATTGACCATTTTTCTTTGTTCTTGACTGATACTCTTTTAATATTGTATTATAAGTTAATTCTAATTTATCTAAATGATGTGTTAAATTTATTAATGATTCTTTAGTTAACTTAAAATCTTCTTGAATAAAATCCATAGCAAACGATAAATCTTTGTTTGATGAATTTTTATAATCTTTAATTATATTTTTTGTTTTTTCGGATTTCTCAATATTATTCATAATTATAATTTTTTACCAAAAGCACTCGAAGGTACTGTTAAACCGGCTGGAGTTATAGTTAATGGGCCGATAGCAAGTTGAACTTTATTATTATCGGAATCTTCTCTTGCCATAGCCTTCATTTGTCCAAATTTACCTAAAATATCTAAATTAGGACTACCATCAGGTAATGCTCCCGTTGGGATACCGCTTTTTTGGAATTCTTCAATAGCCCCAACAAAAGCTCTTGATTCGGAATACCCGTCTAATAGTTGTGACGCGAATAATAATGGTAAAGGGATTTGACTACCAAAACCTAAACTACTTGTTATTAAATCTAATAGGGCCAGTAATTCATCAACGACACTTTTACACTTCCTCCAATCACTTATAAAAGAAGCAACAATTAACAATAACTGAATAAGTTTTAAAATCATTGAAATTCTTTTATCAATTTTTTCTTTAACAATATCACTTATAACTCTTTGAATTAATAATAAAATATCTCTTTTAATTAATTCAAATAATTCTTGAACAAATAATGCACCTATTTTAGAAATAAAATTTATTGCGAATTTTTTAAATTGTTTTACAAAATCAACAAATCCTTTTATTGCGTCGGTTGTTTCTTGACCTATAGCTTTTAACATTACGTATATTGGTAGTAATATTTTAGGTGTTAAAAATGCTCCCGCAATACCTTGAGCGATTAATTTAATAAAATTAAAATTTAGGGCCGCTTGAGCATTGGTTTGAATACCCGCACCCCATTGAGGGTTATCTGCTAATACTTGAGTTAAATTATCCGCAGCGTTTATAAAGTCACTATTATTATCAATTAAATTTAAATTATTAATTTGAGCGATAACTGCCGGATAATCAACAGGTAATAATATATTATCACACTCTTCTAATTCTATTACTTTATTTTTAATATTAGTTACTCTTTGGTCTATTTTTCTTAAATCAATATCAGTAAATTCAAAAAACGTTTCGTCAACACCATCAAGTTCAGGTACTTTAGCAATACCGCTAACATCAATTTCACTTCTATTATCAAAACATAATCCAAGAATTCGTTGAATTAATATATCAAATTTACTTTGGTCTTCAACTTGACCTACACCGGCACCAACACTCATTGATACTGCACCACTTAACGATTCCATTATTGACGCTATCATATTGGTTGGTTCGGTAATTTTAATTGTTTTATAATAATCAACTAGAAATGTCCCAACTTTATTAACACCATTAACTCTATCTGATAATGTAACTTTAAACCAAGGACCGGTTTCATTGTTTGCGTTTAAATTAACGTATTGGATATCAAATAAATCTTGACCTGATTGACCTATGTAATTTTGACCATTATCCACAGAATATGGTTGACCCGTTTGAATCAATTGATATAATTCTTTATTCATTGAAAATGGATAATTCTGAACTAATATTGGGTCTTTTTCATATAAAGGTTTACCTTCAGTTTTCGGGTCTAAAGTTAAAATATTTAATAAATCAACTGATTTTACTTTAATATAATATGTAGAACTACCATTATATTCTTGTTGTTGGTCACAACCAACCGCGTTTATTGATTCTTCTAAAGCTATTTGAGAAAGTTTAGGTTCAATATTTTTAAGAGCGGTGATTAATAATCTTTTAATATAACTTGGAGAACCGCTCCCTTTTCCTCCGGTAGTGTTTGCTAAATCTAAAAGTTGTTCAAATTGATTTTTTATTTCTTTTTGATAACGTTTAGTTTGTTCCTTGATTTTACCAAGTTGACCTGTAACAGCGGCTTTTTTCTGTTCAAAAGCTTCACCGGCTTGTTTTCTAGTATCATCATATTGAGTTTTTAACTCATTATAATTTCTGGTAGCAGTAACCTTGTCTTGTATTTTTTTATAATCAACACCTAAATCTAATGACGCCATAACAAATTATTTTTTCATTTTATAAGAACCCTCTGATTTAGACGCGTCTTTCTCAATTAAAGTTTTAAGCATTGCGTCGTCAACTCCTAAATCAGTAATAGAAAATCCTCCACCATCATCATTGTTGTTTGTTTTTTCCCACATACTTGATTGTAGTTTAGATAGGGTTAATTTTTTTTCAACACAATCATTAATAATTTTTTGTTGTTTTTCAATCACCGGACCAATTAAAGTCATATCTTCAGGACCTTTCATCATTGTTAACATTTTGTTTTGAATTCTAATAGCAGTACTTCTTTGTTCCACAAGTTCATTGTAGATTTCCTGCATCAATGATAACATTGATTCTTTACTTAAATTAATTTCTTTTTTTGTCGGTCTTGCCATAATTATAAATATTTAATTTATTATTTTTTAATTAACCATCTGTTGAATCAATGAGTAATACATATTTTTGTATTTTCTCATTGAACCCCTAATTTCTTTAGTTGAAAGATTGGTCATTTCTCTTAAAGACAATAAAATAATATTTTTATTAAACTTGTTATTATCGTTACCAATAAATATCGAGTCATAATTTTCAAAAATGTCGTAAAGTGCGTGTCCTAATTTAATTTCATTTTCTGATAAATTTTCTTCTTTAATGAATCTGTCTAATTCAATTAAAAAGTGTTTAATTACTTTTTCAGAATCTAGTCCGTCATTTTCTATGTAATAGGAAAAATTTTCATTATTCTCCAAATTAGTTGAAATATCTTCATAAGATATTTTTCTATTTGTTTCTTTTTGGTCTTTAATGATTTGACCCATTAAATAGTTTTTACATATTGTACCAAAATAAGAATAAGCCTTCTTTTCTCTAGAAGGTTTAAACTTATCTATCTTTGTCATTAAAAACGAGTGAGTATCTACATGTATATCAGTGAAATCCATGTCTTTTCTATATAATTTGTATCTTCGTATGATTGAAGATATCATTTTGTCTAAAGGTTTTTTTAAAAACTCATTGTATATTTTATTTTTTTCTTCGTAAGACGTGGACTCTAAAAATCTTATTACCGCCATTTCTTCTCGGACATCAAAATAATTTAATTGGGTTGGTTTTCTACCTTTCTTTTTTAACTCAACATTTGTATCCCCTGTTAAATTAATATTTTCAGTCATTAAACTTCTTGAGATTCAAATTTTATCGCTCTGTCATTAATGAAAAAATATTCTTTTTTTGCGGACTCAATCCAAAATTTAACTTCTTCCGGAGTTAAGACATCTCTACCATTTTTGTAATTCCAAAAGATTGACCCATCTCTTAAATTAGTATGTTTATAACCAATTCTTGGGATAGACATAATGTTAATTGAATTATGTGTTAATCGTAAAAATAATTCATACCCAAACGTTAATTTAAACGAAGGTTTGATTAATCCATAATCAACAAATTTTGATTTTTTGATTACCATTCCTGATGATTGGAAGTTTTGATAATCTAATAAAGTATCGTGAGTTAATACACCCATTTCCGGAGTAAAGTTTGCCGCGAAAGTTGCTTCATTAGTAAACCCGGCAAATTTACCTTGTTGGTCTGTATCAACAACGATTGGTAAAAACGCATCCATATTAGGGTATGCTTTTGAGTAGATGTCAACATTCTTAAACCATATGTTAGAATATTCATCATCAAATTCAAATAATGAAACCCATTCAGATTTTGAATTTCTAACACCGTGATTAACTTGTGCCGCGTAATTAGGTTCTTTTTCCCATTCTAATTTAACTACATTTAAGTCACCAAAATCGTAATCTTTTAAAAGTTCAACTAAAGGTATTTCATTTGTGTGAACAATAACTAATTCATTAATTTTTAATTTTTGATTATTTAATGATTCAATACATTTCTTAAAGTAATCTTCAAAAAATGGTGCGGTTGCCGATTTAATCGGTAATATAACTGATACGTCAAAGTAATTTTCCATATTATTCTTCTATTGTTTGTAGTTTATTTAATTGTTCTTCAAATGATTCCAATCTTTTAGTTAGATATCCTTCAAATAAGTTTAATGAAATTTTTTCAAAATCTTCTTTAGTACTTAAATTTTCTGCAGTTTTAATAATTTCAGTTTCTAAATTTTCATTAATACTGTCTTCCAACCAATTTTGTAAAAAGTCCGCGACAAAATCAACCATTTGGATTTTATTGTTAACCCAAACACCATTGTCTTCATTCATCCATTCAGGAACTAAATTTGGTACTAAACCAACTACAGGTATTTTACATTTCATAGATTCCAATGGGAATGTACCATAAGAGCTTGTTTCATCAATCCAAACAGATAAGAAACAATCTTTCATAGCACTTGCAAACTCATCAATAGATAGTCCTCTCATGTCTCTAAAAGTTATCCATCTGTATTGAGGAAATTTAATGTAAAAACTTTTAATCATGTTAAGGGCTTCTCTTTGTTCTCTAGCATGAATTGCAATAATAGGTTTTGATGGTAAAGTATGTGGTTTAAATTTATCAGAAATAAATGGTTTTAAAACATCTATCGAAATACCTCTCATAATATTCTCGATATATTCTTTTTGAGCTTCAGAAGTTGTTATACATTTATAAAACCCTAATTGTGACCATGTCTGGCCTGGTTGTAATGTTTCCAAGATATGGTCATGGGCTTGAGACAATACAATTTTACCACAAGGTAATTTTGAAATTTGACTCATCACAAACCCGTATAATTCAGGGATAACAATTAAATCTTCAGGTGCAATTTCTAAATTTTGGCCTTCAATTGTTTTATGTGGTAATGTCATATAATCCTCACCTAACCATTCACCAACTCCAGTATAATCAGGTGTTTCGTGTAAGATAATTGGGTTGTATCCATTTTTTAATAATGCCATACCTAACTCGTATATGTAAGCGACTGAAGCTTTTGCATTACCTTTAGTGTCTTGAACTAAAAGATAAATCCTTGACTTTTTATCTTTCATGTTTTGAATCGACTGTTCTAATTTTGTAATTTGTTCTTGTGTCATGTTTATTATATTTTATTTATTAATTTTTTATACAATAGAGTATTAAACGCTAGTTTAAATGGGATTGATAAGTTGTTAGTACCTTTAGCCCCTAATTGCTCATCAATTTCTTCAGGTTCATCCATAACTATCTCTAACATTAATTTAATTGTTTCGTATTTAATTATACTTATGGTAGTCCCTTCAGTGTCACCTGACGTGACGGTTTTTTTTGCTTTTATTTGAACATAATCGTCAATTTTATCCAAATCTACATAATAGTTTTCTCCTAATACTTTTAACATTCTAAAATTTGTTTTAATTTATCATCCAATTCTTTTATAGATTTTATAGAATGGATTGTGGTAATATTCTCATTATAATCCGTTTCATATTTTATTAATATTTTATCTGACGGATAATCCAATAATAAGGCTGGATTGGATGTAAGTAAAATATCTAATTCATCCCACATTGAATTAATTGTTGAATTACTATAAAATTTTACTTTTTCTAATTGACATCCAAATTTTGATAAAAAGAATAATGATGCGGGTTTTGATTTTCCTATTTCATCCGAAACAATTAATAAATCGTGATTATCTCTTAAAGATATATAAATTTCGTTTAAATCAATAAATGTATTATATTCTGAGGATTGTGCGTGACCAAAAATTTCCATAGCAAATTCTTCATATAAAAATGAATATAATTCATCATCATCCGGAAATGAAAAATGGTCGTTTAATGTTAAACTATTTATCGGGTAGGTCATTTTATATTCAAATGACTCGTCGTCTTCAATACCATCAGTTTTATCGATTAAAAATTTCTGATAAGTTTGTTCAATTTTTCCTAAAGTATCTCTTAACACTCCATTAATTTCTATACCAATTCTCATATCAACAAAAGTTATATAAAAAAAAAGATAAGTAAACTAAATTGTGTTTACCTATCTTTTATAATAAAATATATTAAAATTAGTTTTCTTCGTACTTGTCTAATATTCTACTAATCAACGGATTTCTAACGATATCTTTTTTATCTTTAAATTCAAAAATTGATATATATTCACTATCTCTAAATTTTTCAATTGCGTCCCATAAACCACTATGAGTTTTATTTTTATATTTGTCTGATTGTTCTACATCACCGGATATAAAGAATTTACTGTTAAACCCAATTCTAGTTAAAAGTAATTTCATTTGACTTGGGGTGGCATTTTGACCCTCTTCAAAAATTAAAATAGAATTATCAATGTTCATACCTCTCATAAATGCCAAGGCAAATACTTCAATAACATCGATTTCTTTTAATTTTTCTCTAGATTCTTTCCCAATAATTTTATTTAATAAATAATATGATGGGAAAATGTATGGGTCTAATTTTTCTTCAACATTACCTGGTAGTGAACCTAATTTTTCTTCAGCTTCAACAGCGGGTCTAACAATAATAATTTTTTCATATGGTGTTTCAGGGTCAGCGAGTAAGTCAATCGCGGCTTTCATTGTAATATAACTTTTACCAACACCCGCAGGTCCGGAACAAACAGTGATTTCACTGTCAATTAAAGTATCATAATATTTTTTTTGATTGTTGGTTAAAAACTTTTCTTTAGTTTTTCTTTTAATAATTTGGTTAATTAATTCTTTCTTATTAACCGGTTTACTTGTAGTTTCCGGAGTAGGGGTAGGTTTAGCGTTCTTTGATTTGCTGTATGTAGCCATTTAAATTATTTTAGTTGTTTAGTTAATAAAATCTCCTTTACCTGTTCGTGCTCTAACACCTAATTGATTTGCAAACCAACCTTTATATTGTCCGTAGCAGTTAGTAAAATGACATAGTCCTATTTTTTTATATAATTTTTCAAAAACATTTCTATCTAAATCTTTTGTATGTGGATAAGGGTACCATAAATTTGTTTGTGTAAAAGCGTTTTTTCTAAAAGATACTTGAGAACTATCAACTCTACACGATGGTTGAATTGGTGATGTGTAATCATTTAAATTTGATGTGTTAAATGTTCTATCGCTTGGTACATCGGTTGATTCTGAATAATGTTGTTTTTCGGGATTGAAGAATTTAACATGAGAATACCCCCACATTTTATCAGGGTTTTCGGTATAAAATTTATTAAGGTTTTCCATACAATCCGGAAACAATGCGTCGTCATCACATATTAGTATAATGATATCAGCATCTGTGGTTTGTATTGCGTCGTTAACGTACTTTCCAAATATTGACCCACCTATTTTAATTTTCTCATCATCTGACATTAATATTGGTGAGTATGTTATTTTAGAAGGTGTAAACCCGTAGTTTATAAAAGTTTCTTTAAAAGAATCGTCACCGGAATCATCAACGAATGTTAAATGCCAATTATCATATGTAGATTTTAATATAGATTCTAACGCGTTTAAGACAATTTTGGGTCTTTTATAATAAGCGATTATTAGTTCAAATTTTAAATTATTCATATTTATTTTTTATTATTTTATAAATGTACCTATTTTTTTTCTAACTCTAACCCCTAATTGATTTGCGAACCAACCTTTATATTGTCCATAACAATTTGTGAACTCACATAATCCCCAAACCTTAAACATATTACGAAAAACGTGGGCATCTAAACTTACGGTATACGGATGTGGATACCAAACATTACCATCAGTAAATGCGGTTTTTCTAAAAGAAATTTGAGAACTATCAATTTTATTAACTGGCATTATTGGGATTGTTAAAGCATTTAAATCTGAAAATCCTAAAGATGAGTCTCCGTTAGTTTTGGTTGATTGGGTATAATGTTCAATTTCAGGGTTATAAAATTCAACATGACAATACCCCCACATTTTATCAGGATTTTTAGTATAAAATTTATTAAGATTTTCCATATAATCAGGAAATATTGCGTCATCATCACATATTAATATAATAATATCGGCATCGGTATTTTGGATAGCGTCGTTAACGTACTTACCAAATATTGAACCTCCTATATTATTTTTTTCGTCATCAGACATTAATATTGGGGAATATGTTATTTTAGAAGAATCAAAACCATAATTTAAAAAGGTCTCTTTAAAAGAATCGTCACCGGAATCATCAACAAATGTTAGATGCCAATTGTCATATGTGGATTTTAATATAGATTCTAAAGCATTTAAAACAATTTTAGGTCTTTTATAGTAAGCTATAATAAGTTCAAATTTTAAATTATTCATATTCATTTTTTAATATTGACATAATAATGGAATCAACCCATTGATTATTTTTATAAACTTCTTGACGTTTAACACCTTCGGTTACAAACCCAAGTTTATTATATAAATTTAAAGCAATTATGTTATTAGACAATACTTCTAAACTTATTTTATTCAAATTATAGGTTTCAAACAAAAAAGGTATAAATTTTTCATAAGATAATTTACCCAAACCTTTACCTTTAAATTTTGGTGAAATGTCGGCACCAATGTAAATATTTTTATTCACATCAGAATAGTTGGATAGTCTAAAATACCCAATTCTTTCATCGTCTAACGTAATAATGTAAAAGTCCGGATTATATTTATGGAACCATTGTTTGGTTTCTTCTAATGTGAATTGTCTACTATCATGTAAAAATTCTTCGCAATATTCGTTTCTTACATCGTTTAAGAATTGTAAGTCGTCTTCTTCTAATTTTTTAAATTTTATCATTATTCTAAAATTGGTTTTATTAATTCTTCACCGGTTTTATTCCCATAAACAACAATACTATTATTGAAATCTAAAAATTTTGAACAATATTTTTCACTGATGTCAACACACTTTAAATTTTTAAAATTATTTAAAAAGTTAACTTGGTTAATTTCGGCACTTCTATAATCATAACTATTAGTGAGCACAAATAATTCTTTGGTATTATTATAATAATCTTTTATTATGTTATAAGTTATGAAACCATTTGAAATTGCCGCATGATTATTCATAAATAATTGACAAACATATATAACATCGGAATTAAAAAATTCTATAAATTTTTTATGAAAATTATCATTACAAGGTATGTAATCATCTTCACAAAGAAATGCGTGTAACGATGGGGTATTTAAATTTATTTGATGAATTAATGATTCATTCCACCCACCATAAGAATAATTTGAATTATCCCTTCCTATGATAATAATTTTATCTGAGAAGGGATATTCATTTTTAATATTTGTAACGGATTTTAAATCGTCATCATTTGAATTATTAATAACTAAAATTACGTTATTAATGTCGTTTAAAACTGTTTCATTATTTTTTATAAAATCTAAATGTTTTTTAACAAAAAAATATCTATCAGATAATAATAATGAATTGGTTGTTCTAACTCTTCTTTCTCCAAAATAAAAACAAACAATGTAATCAAACATTTTTTTAACTTATTTTAAAATATTGCTCAAACCATAATGGGTGAAAGTTTATGTCTTTATCAAACACCTTTTTCCAGTTATCGTACAATGGATATTTATTATATTCCATATCTAAATCTTTATATCTTTGTTGATTATAAAAATTATCTGACAACTGATTAATTTTTTTATAATAATTTGTCACTTGTTCAATATTCATTTCTTGAAATGACGCTATGTTAATAAATAAATCAAAACACTTATCTTCAAAATCTTCTAACTTATTTGGTGTATAAAAATTTATACCCGGATTTTTTAACAGTAATTTTTTGGTTGTAAAATTATTTTGTTTAGTTTCTAAATACTTAAATACTTTAATGTGTTTAACATTATTATACAAATAATCAGACGATATTAATAAAGTGTGCGGGATATCAAATATGTTATAAGATATTTTATTATTAATTTGTGTTAAATAATAACCTACTCGACCCCATCCAGCACCTACTTCACAAATAGTTACAGGTTTGTTTAATAAATCAGGATTACATTCCAAGATAGTCATAATCGTATCTAAAGAAATTAAATAATCCCAATTAATTAATTTATTTTCTCTATCTTTAGGTCTACCATCTATTTTTTCAGATGGGTTATAATCTAAATTAGAATTACCTGATGGTAAAGCGGTTGTTAGAGTTAATATATTGTACTTATCTTTTAATTTCAAATAACTATAGTAACTCCATACAGCAGACTGAAATGACAATCCTGGAATATCATGTATAAAAGAAAATAAATTATTATACCTTATTTGGTTTTGAACATTATTAATACCAATTTCATTGAAAAATATCTCAAATTGGTTTGATAAACTTTCCCAACACACACTACTAGGTTTATATTCTGAAATTTTGGAGTTATTTAAATCCAAAATCATTTCATTCAAAAGATTTCTTTGTTCTGAATTAATCATATTACCAACCTTTTTTAATACAATCAACAATGTATTGTCTATCTTCATCTGTAACCCACCATCCAACAGGTATTGAAACAACTTTCCCAATAATTCTATCTAAAGTAGGTAATGATGATTTATAATCAGAAACACAAGTGTGTTTATCATTTCTTTCGTGAACTTGAGAAACTACAATACCACAATCTTTCATGTGTTTATAAAAACCGTCTCTATTTTCAACTAACATACTATAAATCCAAAATGCTGATTCATGACCCTCATGTCTAGTTAATGTTGTTAATCCCGGAATATTTTGTAGATTTTCATCATAAAATTTTGCGTTAGATTGATGTCTACCAACAATTTCCTCTGCGTGTTTTAAATTTTCCATACCAACTGTTGCACAAACATCATTCATATGAAATTTAAAACCCCACTCTTGAATATCCGCCTCACATCTAAAATCTTTTCTGTTTGAATTTCTGTCGATACCGTACCATCTTAATAATTTCGCTCTATCATATAATTCTTGGTGAGGTAATAATAATAAACCACCATCAATGGATGTGATATGTTTAATAGCTTGTAAACTATACATAGTCATATTACCATGGTTACCAATATATTTGCCTTTATATTTAGAACCAAATGAGTGAGCACCATCTTCAATAACCGCCGGTTTAAACCCATATAACTCAAAACATTTATTTTGAATTTCTTTAATTCTATCTAAATCATTTGGATAACCACCCCAGTGTACTAACATAATGGCTTTGGTTTTTGGACTTATTTTTCTTGACAAGTCATCTAAATCCATATTTAATGTTGTTGGGTCAACATCTACCCATTTAATATTTAAATTGTTTGCTAAAATTGGAAAATTTGACGCTGTACACGTTAATGATGTTGCTAATACCTCATCACCATCTTCTAATCCTGGCCATTTACCTGAAGATTTTTTTAATAAATCTAAAGCTAAATGAAGTCCGCTAGTACCGGAGTTTAATGTTACAATGTAATCTTTCATAAAGAAATCTTGTAATTTAGATTCAAATTGTTCAACCTTTTCACCTTGACCAATATATCCACTGTTTAATACTTTGGCAACTTCAGGTGCTGCGTTTTCAGACATAAAAACTTTGAACAGTTGTATTGTTTCTCTTTTCATTTTTAATTATTTTTTTTTTGTTTATTTTATTATTTGTATATGAGTTTTTAACTTATCATAATTGTTAATAACAAATGGTTTTAATATATTGTTATAATCATTAAATTGTTTTTTAGATTTTTCATCATCGTTATTTCTTGTTTGACTTTCATAATGATAAGAAACTAAATTACTATTACAATAGTTATCTAAACCCAACATTAAACACTTTAAATTCAATTCAACATCTTCAAAACAAGTGGTGTAATTTTCATTAAAATAACCACATTTAATAAATACCTCTTTTTTAATGATAAGTAATGCTGCCGTAGAACCTAATATTTTTCTGTTATTATTTGAAAAATTGTAATAACTATTTAATCCGTGATGAGATATTAATAAATTTTGTTTACTATCAAATAAACAAATGACACCGTCATGTTGGATGGTATTGTCTTCAAAATGTAATCTACATCCAATCGTACCAACTTTAGGTGTTGTTTTAAAAATGTTTAACATTCCATAAATTACATTATTCAATAATTTAATATCATTATTACAGAATAATAAAAATTCGTATTCATCAGTTACGTGATTTTTAACAACATCATTATTAATTTTTGCAAAATTATAATAATCATATTCAATTAATTTTATGTTATTATAATCTTTTATATTACTTTTTAATGTTTCTTTTTCGTCATCTGTTGAACCGGTATCAGCAATGAAAATGTCAAATAATTCAGAGTTACAATGAATGTAAAATGAATCAACACATTCTTTCAACATTTCAATATTTCCTTTGGTTGGGATGATAACGGCTACTTTACCAATATTTTTAATTGGTTTTTCTTTTATTTCCGGAATGTAAATTTTTTCAGGTTTTAAATCTAATGGTAAAACGTGTTTCCATTTCTCCACAAATTTTTCTTTGGTTTCGTAAAACTCCTGATTTGGTCTTCCGATTGATTGATGAATAATTTCAAAAGATGATGTGACACCAATCTTAACTCCGTCTAAATAATTTGGTAAACAAAATAAATGGTCATAAAAGTGAAATCTACCAATACTTTCATCAAACGTATGTTTTATTTTTGTCTTATTAAATGATAAAAATAAACCGTCTATTGAAACTACGGGAACAATTATTGGTAATTTTGGGGAATATTTACTTAACCACTTATCTTTATCAGGTTGATGGTAAACTTGTCCCACCATAGTTTGTTGCATTTTTTCCCAAAACACCCCTGATTCAGGAAAATATGATGTACCTGCTTTTCCAATAATACTATATTCAGGATTATCAGAGTAATCTTTTAAAAGTTTTTTACCCCACCCATTTTCTAATTTTATATCATTATGGCAACAAACCACAATATCAAAATTTGAATGAGATATACCTTTATTATAAATCTCACTCAAACTAAATTCATTATTGTTTTTATATTCCAAAATTTGAACATCTTTTAGACCAACAGTTTGTAACAAATGTTGTTTAAATTTGTTATTAAATTGTTCATCTTTATGTGTTGAATATATTATTGTTATCATAAATTTTATCTGTTAGTCATTTAAAACACATCTATCATTATAATTGTAAAATTCGTTAAAATCTGTGTTTATTTGTTTTCTCCAATTAACATCACCTCTTATTAATTTTTCTTTGAATTCTTCTTCACTTCTAGCCCAAATATGTTTTATCCACACATAATCACTAGTATGTTCTCCTATTGGGGAAAAAACAATTCTACCTAATTCATCAATATATTTACCGTTAAGTAAACTAGCAAAATGGGGTTGACCAAAACTTACAACTTTTTTAGGGGTTAATAAACTTTTTATATGACCATCTTCATAATATTGGGTATACATTTCAATAGATTGTCTTTCTGTGAAATAAGGAGATTGTTTACCATATAATCTCCAATAGATTGCAAATCCATCAAAATCACCATATAAAGATTTAAAATGATTAATGTCTGACTTAATGTTCATACTTTTTGAAAAATAAAACTCATCAGTATCAAAAAATCCTATAAAATCAAATGATAGATTTTTTTGACAACAATCTAAATATGCGTTATTTTGAGAACCAAATAACTCATTATCCCATAAAATAACTTCAACATCATTATCGTCAATTTTAATTGGTGTTGAAGAATTGTTATCATAAATAAAAAATTTATCAACACCTAATTTACGATAATGTTCTAACCATTCATCCAAATATTGGGTTTCGTTTTTAATTATTAAACAAATACCTACATTTACATTATTTATTTCCATTTTAAATTCCTGTTGACCCAAATCCGTTATTACCTCTTTCTTTATCAATTACTTCTTTTCTTTGGTCCAAATGAACCCAACCCCCATTTACAACGGGACATAATACCGCTTGGCCAAATTTCATTCCTTTATGGATAGTTACGGGGTGATGGTTGGTGTTAAATATAATACCTTTAACTTCACCTGTATAACCATTATCAACAGTCCCCGGTGAGTTTAAAACCATAAGTCCTTGATTGATTGCTAATCCACTTTTAGTTCTTACTTGAAGTTCATATCCGTCTTTAATATCAAATGATAATCCACTTGGGACTAATGCTCTACCAAAAGGTTCAATTGTAACCTCTTCAATAGAGTGTAGGTCAAACCCTGAATCACTATCATAATTATATTTTGGTGTTACTGCGTCAGGATGAAGTTTTACAAACCCTAATGGAAGCCTAGTTCTTGAATTCATCATATCGTCTTCAAGTTGCTTTAAATCCAAACCAAACTCACTCATTATGTCCTCATAACTTAAATCATCTAAATCAATATTTGCCAATTTTTTTAATTCCTCGGCTTTGTTTTTTAAGAAATCTAAATCTTCGTTTAACATTATTCTAAATTTTTTAATTTTTTTATTAAATCAATCAATACTAGTACATCACGTTCACAGTATGCTGATATCTCTTCTAACATATTTTTATTCCAATATGCGTCGTGTACTTTATCTCCGGTAACATCACCTTCTTTTGGTGAAGGAACTTCCATTGATGTACACATTAAATCTAATGAACCAATTGCGGTGTATGCTCCGTATTGCCAAATTTCTCTGGTATCAATTGCTTTTATTTCCCACGGTTTTGTATCATAAGATGGTAGAATCGATGGGGGTAATAATCCATTGATTATCATTCTTTTGGCGGTCATTGGAATATCAAAGTTTTTTAAATTATGACCACATAGGAAAAAATCTAATTTTCCACAACGTTCTAATAAATTTTGACATTCTTTTAGTAACACTTTTTCGTCATCCCCTGAAAACGTTTGTTTTTTAATCTCGCCATTTTCCATTACAAAGGCGACACTCATACAAACAATTTTTGCAAATTCAGGAACTAATGCGGTTCTTGTTGAAAATACTTTATTCTTTTGGTCTGATTCAATTTCCTTGTCTTCAGGGAAACGTTTTAAAAACCAATCATAATATTTGTCAAATTGTTTTGCCAATTCAGGTCTTTTTTCTAAACAAGTGTCGTAATCTTTTTCAATTCCAACTGTTTCAATATCTAAAAATAATATTTTAGTTAATGGTGTTTTAATCATTTGATTCTAAATTTTTAATAATATCCGGATTTTGTATGATTGTTTGTCTTGTAATTAAATCTTTAATTTTAGTTGTTGACCAATTGTGAGACCTTGTTGTATAAATTACTTTAATAGGTAAATGGTCTCCGGTAAATCTTTTTCCAATATAATCATCGCCTAAAATTCTAACGTCAGGTTTGTAAAATTCCATTAATTGAATCAAATCTTCTTCAGTTTGATATGTGACCACTTCATCAACATATTTAATTGACATTAATGTTTTATATCGTTCATATAAAGGAACGACAGGTTTATATTTTGTGAATCTAGTTTCAGATGGGTCTCTTTGTAAAAAAACCATAAAATAATCACAATGACGTTTAGCTTCTTCAAATGTATAGATATATCCCGGATGAAGTAAGTCAAAATTACCTGCGGTAAAACCGATTGTTTTTTTTGTATTCATTTTTATTTAATTAAACTTTTATAAAATTCCGCTCTTGTAACTGTAACCTTATTAAGGTCATATTTGTCTTTTACGGTGTTATATAATCTCTCACCTAATTCGGTTATCATTTCAGGGTTTTGAACTAATTTTTTAATTGATTTTGACCAATCACTATGGTTTCTTGATTCAGGTATTAAAATTGCATTACCATTATCGTTAAACTCACCATTTTTTAAACAATGAACCAAATCTATGGTGTATGGTCCAATCTCTGAAGCAATTAATGCTTTTTTATAAAATCCTGCTTCAATTACTTTTAATTGAGATTTCATTCTATTAAAAATGTGGTTTTTAATTGGTGCTAAAGATATATCAAATTTTGAATAATTCATGGCGTAAGAGTTAACAGGTTTTGTCCAAACTCTAACGTAAGGTAATTCTTTATCTGAAATATAGTTTTCGTCTTTAAATTCCTTTAAAAATTTAACATAATTTTCGTCTAACGTTTTATAATTATTTGTGAAAATTCCCTCATAATTAACCCACACTGTTTCGTGAGGTAAAATATCTCTTTTCTTTTGTTCTCCGGTTGTTGGATTAATTTCAGTTACAGAACCTCTTGTATCGAACCCACAAATTACATATTGTAATTTATCGTTGATGTCTTGATTCTTTTGAACAAACGCGTCTAATAAACCTAAATCGTGTAAGTGAGATGAACCTCCTAACCAACCAATTCTAATTTTATCTGATGGTGGTGTCACTTGATTAAATTGAGGTTCTTTAGGGTCGATTGCATTTGGTAACACCAACACATTCTTATTTAGTTTACGAATTTCATTTGCAAATATATCCGTTGTTGTTGTTACCCAATCAGCTTCTTTTAAATTTGCTACAATTTTTTCGTGAATTTTGTTTTGTACAATAATACTGTGGATTGGGTGGTCAACAGTAGGTAACCAATAATCATCAATATCAATAATAACAACTTTACCAATCGACTTTAAATACTTAATGATTGATGGTGTTTGGTCGTAATGACTGCCGATGTTTCGGTGTACGTGGATAATTTGGTATTTATCCCAATATTTGATATCGTTTATTTTTGGTTCATAATCAATCTCAACGTGAAAATCGTCAGGATATAGATTTTGTAAAAATACGTGAGGGTCAATAGACCTGAATTTCCCAACACCGGTTTTGTCTGATGGGAGAACTAAAACATTAATTTTTTCTTTCATAGTTTAATATTATCACAGAAAGTATAATTAAAGAGTATTATAATATCAACTATTAAGAAATAAAAAACCCCCAAGTTTCCTTGAGGGTTTAGTTTTTAGAGTAAATAAAGTTTAAGATATTTTTTTAATCTTAGTAACCTTACCCTCAAATATATGCTTTCCTACTTTAAAAGAAAATAGTTCGTTATTTGATTTTTGTGTTGATTCAGCTAAAATCCCATTTTCTAGTAATACTTCTTCTACAACTTCTTTTAACATATCTCTTAATTGTTTGTTATTAAAGTTAGATTGAGGTTGAGATTGTTCTTGAACTCTTTGTTTTGGTTGGCTTACTTGATTACCTCTGGCATCTGCATTCATTAATCTTGCCGCCTTATCAATTAAATCATTGGATAGAGTAGGTCCACCCATACCTGCCGGTTGAGCTATTGGGTGTTCAATCATTAATCGTTTAATCTCATCCGGTAATTTTGAAGCCATAACTCTATCTTGAGTCATTGGTTGGCTAACTGTTTGTACCGGTACAGAGGCTTCTTGTAACATATCTTGAGGTAAGTTATAAGTTGCCGGAGGAGCATTGTATGTTGCTACTTCAGGTGTACCATACGTATCTATAGATGGTAGACCACCTCTTGGGGTTTGATTATGTTTTTCCATGATTTGTTTGGAAATCATAAGTTTTTGAATTAAATCATTTTCGTTTGTCATATTATTTTTTAATTAAACTTTGAGATTGTTGTATTAGTTCTGAAACTTTTGGTCTTAAATCATTTTTCTCTTGATTGGATAAATTTCTACGAATCTTATCTTCAATACCGGAATATATTCTTTTATATGATTCTGCGGCTTTAGATAAATCAACACCTTCTAATGAATCGGCACCATCTTTTTCAATGATATTGTTAATCATATCATTAACTGTGGTGATAATTACATCATCAATTACATCATTAACTTCAACTTCAGTTTCTGGTGTAGTTGGTTCAGGTGCTTGTTGTGGTGTGACTTCAGAAAAATCGGCATTAATAATAACACGATTCATACTTTTATCACCATTTGGATTGTAGTTTGGTTTTGGTTCGTTAAATGTTTCACCCGTTGGTTTAAAAGAGAATATTTTGTCAGCTCTAAAAAGTCTCCATCCCGGTAAAGGTTGTTCTCCTAAATACGCGGTATGAGAAGCTCCTTGAGAGTCCCACGCTCTTACAACAGGATTATCAGCTTTTGAATAACCAAAACAAACCGGTTCAATTAAACGTAATCCACGTCCACCTGGTTCATCCCCATCATAGTAAATTATAATCTTATCTCGTTTTTTTATAGCGTCGACTATAGAGTCAACAGACGCTATTTCTAAAATAAGTGATTTAAATGTGTTGTAAAGTTTCATTATGCACTTGGTGTTGTGTATGGTTTTACTTCTTTGTATTTATTAACAACTATTTCAGATTTTCTTTCCATAATGTCTTGTATTGCCCCCGCACCTTGATTATAAACATCTAAAAATCCACCAGTACCTTTACCTTGCTCATCACCATCGGCTAAAGCGTCAGGGTTAACGGCTGAGTATTGATTTGTGATTTTAAAGTCATTCTTTGGGAATAACATTTTTCTTTGCATATCCGCAATTGCTGATAATTCATTTTCGGGTTGTGCGAAATCTAAAGGTTCTAAATTTGCCATATTAAATTATTTTTTTTATTAATTCGTTTATTCTTTTTAAACTTTCTGTGATATCTTTGTTAATATTACCGGTGGTTGAACTATGACTTTTACTTTGTCTATTCATTGTATTTAAATTATCTTTAGTGTGAGTTTGTATAAATTGATTTGGTAAAACTTCAGATTTTGATTTCTTACCCATATATACATTATTTCTCATTCCACCTAATGTGTCGTTAACCCAATTTTTTACATAGTGTCCACCATTCAAAATAAAAGGTAAATCATTTTCAAGACCATTAAAATTATCAAACCAATTTTTCATTCGTTTTAATTGTTGATAAGTGGTTTCACGACTATCTCTTAATTCTTGATTTCTTTTAAATCCTTCAATGGTTGAATCATCTGTGTTTGCAGAATCAAAGCATTGTTGTAAATATTCTACAACATCTTCAGGTAATTGAACGGTATTTCCATATAAATCTTTATTCATTAGATTTTAACGCTTTGATTAACATATTGATACTGATACCTTCTTTATCAGCAATTTTTTTAATTGATTGAATATTTTTTAATAATATTTTACTTATTCCTTTATCTTTTACTACATCAGAATTATTTGATGATTTTTTGGTTAACATATCCTCAACCATTTTAATCATTTTTTTTCTTTGTTGTTCTTCAATACTATCTTTTTCAGATAATCTTTGTTTTAATTCACCATCTTCTCTTTTTTGTTTTGGTAATTTACCAAATTGTTTCGCTCTTTCAATCGCATTCTCAACACCCATTTCTTTAAGTGTTTTAACCGTATCTTTAAAATCCATATCTTTGGTTTCTTCATACCCAAATGCTTCAGAATAATCAACCTCATTAATAACTTCATCAGAACCTTCTTCACTTTCACCATAATAAACTCTATAACCTCTTGTTACCGGGTCATTCGTAATTCTTGCCATAGCAACAGTTTGGTCAGTAGTTTTGTGTGGTGTTAAAGTTTGATTAAGAAATGGTATTTTTGAACTTAACATTGTTCCATCAGAATCAACTAATTCATCAATTTCTTTTTTAGGTTTAATACTTTTTAACTTTTTGGTTAATGCGTCTTTGGAAACTTTTGTTTTAGATTTTAAAACATTTCCAACAATATTTTTAACTTTTTTAGAATCTTTTTTATCGAAGTCAATTCTCTCATCATTCTTTCGAGATTCAGTTAAAGTATCCGCAATAGAATAATATAAGGAGATTTTGTCCGCTCTCTCTTTCAAAAAGAAGTAATAATTATTACTATAGTACTCTGTATTAAAATTTATCATATAACTTTTTCATATAAATACTTCGTTTTAATGTATTTATCATAAAAAAGATGGCACAACAAAATATAAATCAATACGTCTATCCAAATTGGGGTCTAAATTTTGCTTTAGAATCCTACGATATGTCTTTAACATCAGATGAGAGAGGATACAATCAAGAGGTTGTTTTCTCCCCATATTTGATTGCTCAGACCTATGGTAATAGATTACCATTTTATTTTGACATTAATAATCCATTAAGTGTTCAAGATTTAACATTAACATATAAGGACTACAATAGAAATAATATTTTTGTTTCTCAAAATTTTTACAATCCTAAAGAATTAGATATAACATGTTTTAAATCACATACTTCTTGTGATATTGGATTGACCGGTATTGATAATGGTTTGGTTACTAAAATGACCGGAGAAACTATTACATTTACCGAAGGGTTATTTTCTGATGACTTAAAGTTTAATAGAATGTATTTTGATAGAAGATTGAAATTGTTCCAAGTAACCGGAAACACTCAATCACCTAATGTTAGATTTTCCGGATTTAATAAAACTGTTTTATATGAAGTTGTAAGTAAATATAGTCCTTATGAAGGAAGATACCACGAATTATACGGTGGATTCTATCAAGGGTTTTATAAATTATTTGGTTATGATTACGAAATATTTCCTGAAAGAATGAATAGAGGGTGGTCTGTTGAAATGTTGTTAAAACCAAGATTGTTTAATGAATATATTCCAACATCAGGTGAAACAACATTAAACAAAATTTATCCACAAAATAAAAACATATTCTTTTATTTAGGTGCGAGAGCCGAAAATAAATTTTATCATCACGCTAACGGAACACCAAATTGTTTTACAGGATATACTCGTGTAACATCAGATTTATATAATTGTATTCAAACTTGTGCTTGTTGTAATAGAACGGTGACGGATAGTAGATGTATCTATGTTTATCCTCCAAGGTCATTATATGGTATTCACGACCCACACGTTAATTATGGATGTCATGAATGTCGTGGTATTCCTGAACAAAAAATAACTTGTGGTTGTAATTGTAATTTAGACCCGTGTGAATCTTGTGGATGGGAATGTCAGACACATACTTGTGCGTCAATTATTGAACCAACGCCTACTCCAACACCAACACCGACATCAACACCAACAAATTGTTTACCATCTACACCGACGTGTACAGAAACTTGTAGTGATTGTAATCCATGTTATGATTTTAATAATTGTAACACTTGTGTACCTACGGGATACTCATCAATAGAATATACGTGTGAAACAAATCCATTGTTTGATGCGATGTCTAACGCATTATCATTTAAATTATGTGGTGACCCTAAAAATCCTCAAATAGGTGTTAAGGTTTTAAGATTTACCGGTGGTTGTGAAACTAGCGGAACATGTTCAACTAGTGGATTAACTTATACAACAGGATATACTGTTACAGAATATTGTTCACCGGGAGGAATTTATCCAACTTGTTACACAGAAAACCCTGCGTGGTTAGATGAGGAACATTGGTTTCAATTAGACGCTGTGTGGGAAAGATACACTTGGCTTGATGATTGTGATTTATGGTATAGAGGTGGTTTAGGTATTATTACTCAAGAAAAATATTTAGAATCATTAGCACATAACTCGGTATCATTAATTAATGTACCTTATACTTCACAATTAAACATCGACCCAGCAAAAATTGAATTGGTTAATTTAAATGCAAGATGGTTAGAGGAGGAAAAATACAGAAGAGGAAGATTAAAAATTTATATTAATGGTAAAATATTTTATACCATAGAAGATTTTCAAGAAATAATACCAAGAGCGTTAAGTACTGATAAGGAAAAACAAGTTGGTGTTCCTTTTAATATATCATGGGGTGGTGGAACTCAAGGTTTAAGAGAAAATTTAACATTTTCATCTTGTACATTACCTTATGGTCCATATCAACAAGACCCTGAATGTTTCCCTGTTAATGATTTGACAGGAACAACATTTAATGGGATGAACACAAATATAGTTATTGAACAAAATTTTGCAGGAACATTTGAAGGGGGAATTTCTCAATTTAGAATGTATGTAACACCATTATCAGCTCCGGAAGTTAAACACAATTTTAATATATTGAAAAATACATTTAGAATGTTTAATCCTGATTGTCCTGATTGTAGTACAGAAATTTGTCCTCCTGATGATTTTACATACACAATAGGTGATATCTCAACTACAACAACGACAACTATTCCGGTAACAACCACGACAACAACAATACCTGTAACAACAACGACAACAACAATAATACAATAAGTAAATTAATATGTCACAGTCAATAATAATTAATAGTATAAATTACGATGGGGAGATTGCTAATATAATCTTTACCCCTGACGTTGATAATGTAGTAATTAATTTGGGACAACAAACATTACCGTTTTTGTTTAGACCTTATTTATTATCTCCACCTAGAGATGTTTACGGTACTTATACTATTGTTGTTACAGTAAATGGGGTTCAATGTCCAAACTTATTAAATGTTCCAAGACCTACCCCAACACCAACTCCGACATTAACCCCGACAAGTACACCTACATTAACTCCAACTCAAACAAGTACTCCAACACCAACAGTAACGGTAAACCCTTGTTTATTAACTCCAACACCAACACCAACAAACACATCAACCGTAACTCCAACGTTAACGTCTACTCCAACACCTACTGTTACACTTAATCCTTGTTTAGTAACACCAACTTCAACATCAACACCAACTTTAACACCAACACAAACAAATACCCCTACGCAGACATCAACTCCAACGCCAACATTAGAACCATTAAATTTAACTCTTTTTGTCGAATATGAACCGGGGTCTATAATTGCATATTATACATTAGTATTAAATCGTCCATATAGTGAAGAAATAAATGTTACTTTTGAAAATGTTCTAAATGTTTATAGTGGTTCTCCAATTACAATATTTACAGGTGTTACGGTTAATTTGGGAAGTTTATCAGGACAAACTATTGTTACAATAGATGAAGATTATAACAACTACACAGGAGAGCCATTTTTTAGTCAATTATCAGGAACTCCGGTTGGAAGTACATATGAAATTATTGTTATTCCTTTTATTCCTACGCCAACGCCAACACCTACATTTACAAGTACCCCTACACCTACATTGACAAGTACTCCTACACCAACTCCTACACCTTCAACACCAATTGACATTTTAATTAATCCAATTATAACTGAAAATGATGAATATATTATTGTTGGTGATAATTTTTATTTAATGTATTAAAATAAAATTAAAAATATTTATAAAATAAAAAACAAATTATGGCATTAACAGGTAAAACAATCGGAGAATTATCTCTTTTACAATTTCCAACAAACGATACATTATTTCCCGTAGAATTGAGCGGTGACACATACCATATAGCATATTCGGCATTCACTAATTCAAACTATAACGAAGGAACTTACGATGAGTTATATTCATTCGCCACAGGTGAAACACTAACCGCAGGAAGTTATTATTTAATGACTGACTTCCAAACGTGTTACGACCAACCAAACTATGATGTTAATGGTACCCCAATAGCTACCGGTAATTATAAGACAGGGTCAACAGAACCTATATTATTGTTAGCAATATCAACAACAGGATTCTCTCCTACGGTATATTCAACATTACACCCACAAGATAAAATATCTTATGATATAACTTGGAATATAACTGAAGTAACAGGTGGACCGGCTAAAGGTAGAATTACTGAAAGAATTGACCAATTTAATAACAGAGCCGACTATGATTTCAGAGCGGTTCAATTTATAAGATATGTTGGTTATTTTTCAGAACAATTCTATAATGGTAAAATTAATTTGGATGGTACAACCGGACAAGTTACTACAGCACAATCAGGAACATCATTCACAACTGATTTTACTGTTGGTGATATTTTTGGAGTTTACTCACCGGGTATTAATGGGATAGCTAGTTTCCAATATTATGAAATTTCATCGATAGTTAGTAATGTTGAAATGTATGTCACAGGTAGAACATTAGCAAATGTGAGTAATGTCTATTATTCTGCGGGGATAAGATTACCTGATTATATGAATCCATTCCAATGTAATATCACAGGAACAACTAATGATGAATTTGCGGAGTATTATACATTTAATGATGGGAATAATTATAACACATACTTGGGGAATAATATTGATTATAATATTTTCATATTATCAAATAACGTATTTTTAAGCGGACCATATGAAAATAACACATTTGGTGGAAATGTGGTGAGTAATACCTTCAATGATGTTATGAACTCAAATATAGTCGGACCGTATTGTCAATATAATATAATAACAAATAATTTTGACGGAAATATTATAGGTTCATATTTTCAATATAATATTATTGATTGTGATATGGACTCAAATCAGATTGGTAACTATTTTCAAAATAATATGTTAGGAAATGCTGATGGACAAGATTTTGATTTTAACCGAATAGGTTCATATTTCACAAATAATTTCTTAACGAATATAAATGGTGATTTCATTAACAATAATATTGGGGACAGCTTTAATAATAACCTCATAGATAGTGGATTCCGAAACAATACTATTGTTGGTGACTTTTATAGCAATCTTATTATTAATCAGTCCTTCAATGACAATTTTATAGGTGATAATTTTTATGACAATATCATACCAAACTCTTTCTACTCAAATAGTATAGGAGATGATTTTAATACTAATACAATATATTTTATGTTTAGAAAAAATTCAATATTAAATGGTTTCAATCTAAACACAATTGGTGGAGTTGACAACTTACTTACTTTTGAAAACAACCAAATTATGAATAATTTTAAGGGTAACGACATTCAAGGTAATTTTTGGAGTAACCAAATTAAAACAGATTTTAAGGGTAATGATATATTTGAGGAGTTTGGATTTAATAATATAGGGTTTGGGTGTTCACCAAATACTTTTAGTGGTAATACATCACATAACAATATTGGGGATTATTTTTCATTTAATACTTGTTATGGTTCATTTTTATACAATACACTGGGTACAGATTTTCGAAGTAATGAAATACAAGATGGATTTGGTTTTGGTGGTTCATATAATCAGGGAAATAGAATTGGAAATTATTTTAATGATAATACTATTGGTGAATACTTTTACAACAATACAATTCCTGATAACTTTTACAATAACACAATTGGGGAATACTTCCAATGGAATATTGTTGATACCTATGTAGATAATATCGATTTCACCACAAATTATGGAAACATAAGTGGTATTACTTATTTTGCAACAGGAAACACCGCTACAGATTCTAGTTATGGTAATGTTGGTGGTACAACTAATGGTAATGGTGTTAACGCATTATTTCAAATTGATGTGGTTAGTGGAAGTGTTATTAATGTTAGTGTAAATAATTCAGGTAAACTATATGTTATTGGTGATACAATAACAATATTAGGTACATCTATTGGAGGTGACACAGGTATTATTACTACATTTTCAGGGAATGGGATTGGAATAACAGGGGTTACAGGTTCATATCCTAATATATTTGCTCAAGGTACGGGTAGTGGCGAAAACGCATCTTTTGATGTTACAGTCACTAGCGGAGTAGTTAGTAGCGTAGTGTTAAATCAGGGAGGCACAGGTTATTTAGTTGGAGAGCTATTAACAATATCTGGAGATGTGTTTGGTAGTACGGAAGACATAACCATAATTGTTGAATCCGTTTATTCTGATGATGTAATCATTACGGTTACAAGTATTAGTCAAAACCCTTCAGTTTATGAGTTATATACTTGTAATATTTTCAAAAACTCGAATCTAACAAATAGATTATCTTACTACGACGCAAGTGATGTCTTAACAATAAAAAATATTAACGAATAAAAATGGAAACAAAATACATAGTAAATAACTTATCGGGACAAACCATAAATGGTAATATAACAATTAATGGGAATTTAAGTGTTACCGGAGTTACAACAGGAAGTTTAGCAACTTACAAAGCACTACTAACTCAGATAGGTTCTCAGACTGGTACTACCTTAAATGATTTTGGTGGTTTTAATGATGGTTTTATTATAGGTGAAACTTACACCATAGCCACTTATGTTAGTGGTGATAGTTTTAGTAATATCGCTAATGTAACAAGTGGAGTTATAGACACAACGGGATGTGTATTCATTGCAACAGGAGAAACACCAACAAATTGGGATAACGGTTCTACTTTAGTGTCTAGTGGTAATTTAGCGGTAACAGTATTAGAAAATAACTTGGGATTCGATATTGAGTGGATTGAGGATTTTACAGGGGTTTATGTAGGGTTTAATTCAACCACAGGTCCATTGTATAATACTTTTAATAGAAACACAACATTTGTTTTAAGTGGAAATGTTGCAATACCATTTTTTGGTCCTACCACAATAGATACTTTCGTATTACCCTATACTGTTATTGAAAAAGACGATAGTATTCTTCTTGCGGTTTTTGATGTTAGTGTTCCTGAACCAGTTTCTAATAGTTTGTATTATTTCCCTATTGAGATTCAAATTATACAAGATACTGATACAACACCAATTACTTTAAGTGGAACTGTGGAATCATCGTTTCCTATTACTCTTACTAGTATTGCTTTGTTTTGTAATGGAAATTACATTCAATCACTTTACGGAGATGGTACAGTAAATGATATGTCAGAACTTATAACTTACTTAAACTCTGAACCAGATATGAGTTATTTAGGGACATATTCTGATGCTGGAGATGGATTTGTGAATTTAGAAATGCCAACCAATTTAGTAAATCAATTCTGTGCTAATAGCACATTAACTTTTGAGGTCTTCAACGACTAACTTTATAAAAATTAAAAAAATGATAAAATATATTAAAAGAAAAAGTGATAATAAGTTTCTACAATCTTTAGAAAACGATATTTGGGTTGATAACTCAAAGGAGGCTTATGAAATGACACACAGAGAGTGTGAGGATACTAAAACTACATTACTTAATACATATACTTCTGAAGAAATTACTGAAGTTTTTAATTTGTTCAAGAGTAAACCGAAATCAAGAGAAGAAAAAAAAGAACTACTTAATTTATTAAAAAATAAATAATATGAGAATAAATATTTTAACAGAAAACGATAAGGTAGAACAAGTTAGAGAAGCTTGGGTAAATAAAAATGTAATGAAAATACCTTGTTCCCCAACAGGAGAAGAACCTGCAACTCATTGGTTTTGTACAATGGCCGGTTCTGAAGAAAAAATGATGCTGATTTACAATAAAAAAAACTTATCTATAATGGAGTTAGAAATCGGTCCAAAAGAATTTCTTAATAAATGGGGAGTGAAGATTATAAAATAGTAAAAGGGTTTATTAACGATGACGAGGTTTTACAACTCGTTAGTTGGGTTGATTCGTTACATCCGGAAGACGGCGACCCCAATTACCACTTAAGTGAAATTTCAAAAGCACTGAAGGGTAAATCTTGTATTATAGATATTTCAAAGACTAAACTTACAAACTACATTACAAATTTTCAATCGGTTTCTAAAGTTTCAAACCAAGAAGTCCCACAAATTATAATGAACATCTTTGAAAGAATCTCAAAGGAAAATAATATACCCCTTGATAATATATTTCTTCAAGCTGTTGATATGAATAAGGGTGGTAGAATACAACCACATTACGACGCATCTGTTGATGGATACATTAATTACAAATGTAATATAAGTGTTTTATCTGAAGATTATAAAATTTTTATAGATAAATCATCCCCAACTATAGAACAAAAAGATTTGTATTGTTTTGAAGCGTCACTATATAAACATTGGACAGAGGAGTTTAACTCAAGAAGAGTTTTTTTAAGTTTTGGGTTTTTAGTACCATATAATGTTTTAGGTAGAAATGAAAATGACCCAAGAATAAGATTAAGCCGTAGAATTGAAAATTATTTTCAAAATAAAAAATAATAATTAACAAATATTAAATCCTCCAAATTAATTGGGGGATTTATTTTTTTAGTTTGTTGAGTAAATACTGATTTCACAAGTATTTATAGGATAAATAACTTTAGACATATAGATGGCAAATATACCTATTTCACAGTTACCTCAAGCGTTTTCGGCATTTCCGGAATCTCTTTTAGTTATAGTAAACTATGACCTGGTACCTACCGGACAGACAAATTACATATATTATTCAGCCTTAACTGCACAATTTAGTGCGGGAACTTCTGGCTCATCAGGTACAAGTGGAACTTCCGGTATTGACGGAAAAAGTTTTATTTGGAAAGGGACTTGGTCATCTTCAATTAATTATATTGAAGGAGATGTTGTCTATTATAATGGTAGTTCATATCTTGCAACAACAACAATACCATCAGGTGGAGGTGCTCCGGACACCAATTTCAATTGGGGTTTAATTGCTCAAGCCGGTACTTCAGGAACATCAGGTTCTTCGGGTATAGACGGAACAAGTGGTTCATCAGGAACGTCAGGTTCTTCAGGAACTTCAGGGTCTAGTGGTATAGATGGAACTAGTGGTTCATCAGGGACAAGTGGTTCGTCAGGGACATCAGGTATAGGTGTCGCTAACTATTATGCAACATATAGTAGTTCTCAAACTCAATTTGCTACTTCTGCAAATACCGAATATATCGTAACTTATGATACTGTTGAAATAGAAAATGGTATTTCAATTGTTAATGGGTCAAAAATTACAATCCAATATAATGGTATATATGAAATTGGGTTTTCACCAATGGTTGAAAAAACTCTATTTAATGGTGATTTAGATGTTAATGTTTGGTTAAAAATAAATGGTAATAATGTTGACAGGACAAATAGTGTTGAAGGTTTTGCGAGCCCTAATATTAAAGCATTACCATATATACAAACAATACTTCAATTAAATCAAGGAGATTATATTGAAATTGCGTTTTCAGCAACTAAAACAGGTGTTCAATTAACGGCAATTAGTGGTCAAACATCACCATTAATACCTGCGGCACCTTCAATTATTGTTGATATAAAAAATGTAGGTGTCGCGGCTGTAGCGTATACTTCAACTTCAGGAACTGCCGGAACAAGTGGTTCTTCAGGGACTTCAGGTTCAAGTGGTACATCAGGTTCGTCAGGAACAAGTGGTTCTTCAGGGACAAGTGGTTCTTCAGGGACAAGTGGCTCTTCAGGTATAAACGGTACTTCAGGTTCAAGTGGTTCAAGTGGAACAAATGGTACATCAGGTTCTTCAGGAACAAGTGGTTCTTCAGGGACAAGTGGTTCGTCAGGAACAAGTGGTTCGTCAGGAACTTCAGGGTCTAGTGGTATAGATGGTACAAGTGGTTCATCAGGAACATCAGGAACAAGTGGTTCTTCAGGTTCTTCAGGAACAAGTGGTTCTTCAGGGACTAGTGGTTCATCAGGAACATCAGGTTCTTCAGGTATAGACGGAACAAGTGGTTCGTCAGGAACTTCGGGTTCTTCAGGAACAAGTGGTTCGTCTGGGACTTCAGGGTCTAGTGGTATAGATGGAACTAGTGGTTCATCAGGAACATCAGGTTCAAGCGGTATAGACGGAACAAGTGGTTCATCAGGAACATCAGGAACTTCAGGGTCTAGTGGAACAAGTGGCTCATCAGGAACATCAGGTTCATCAGGTGTTGATGGAACAAGTGGCTCATCAGGAACATCGGGTTCTTCAGGTGTAGATGGAACTAGCGGTTCATCAGGAACATCAGGGACTTCAGGGTCTAGTGGAACATCAGGTTCTTCAGGTATAGATGGAACAAGCGGTTCATCAGGGACTTCAGGTTCTTCAGGTACTTCAGGTACTAGTGGTTCTTCTGGAACGTCAGGCACATCAGGTTCAAGTGGTTCTTCAGGAACATCAGGTTCTTCAGGTATAGACGGAACATCAGGTTCTTCAGGAACTAGCGGTTCTTCAGGTATAGACGGAACAAGTGGTTCATCAGGAACATCAGGTTCAAGTGGAACATCAGGAACGTCAGGTTCAAGTGGTTCTTCAGGGACTTCAGGTTCTTCAGGTATAGATGGAACATCAGGTTCTTCAGGAACATCCGGTTCTAGTGGTATAGATGGAACATCAGGTTCTTCGGGAACATCAGGTTCTTCAGGAACATCAGGTTCTTCAGGGACTTCAGGTTCTTCAGGTATAGATGGAACATCAGGTTCTTCAGGAACTAGCGGTTCTTCAGGTATAGACGGAACAAGTGGTTCATCAGGAACATCAGGTTCAAGTGGAACATCAGGAACGTCAGGTTCAAGTGGTTCTTCAGGGACTTCAGGTTCTTCAGGTATAGATGGAACATCAGGTTCTTCAGGAACATCCGGTTCTAGTGGTATAGATGGAACATCAGGTTCTTCGGGAACATCAGGTTCTTCAGGAACATCAGGTTCTTCAGGGACTTCAGGTTCTTCAGGTATAGATGGAACATCAGGTTCTTCAGGAACTAGCGGTTCTTCAGGTATAGACGGAACAAGTGGTTCATCAGGAACATCAGGTTCAAGCGGAACATCAGGAACGTCAGGTTCAAGTGGTTCGTCAGGAACGTCAGGTTCTAGTGGTATAGACGGTACAAGCGGTTCTTCAGGTTCTTCAGGAACATCCGGTTCTAGTGGTATAGATGGAACATCAGGTTCTTCAGGAACAAGTGGTTCTTCGGGAACAAGCGGTTCTTCGGGAACATCAGGGTCTAGCGGTATAGATGGGACAAGTGGTTCTTCAGGGACTTCAGGAACAAGTGGTTCATCAGGTACAAGTGGTTCTAGTGGTACAAGTGGAACTTCAGGTTCTTCAGGTATCGATGGTACATCAGGTTCTTCGGGAACTTCAGGTTCTTCGGGAACTTCAGGTTCAAGTGGTATTGATGGAACTAGCGGTTCTTCAGGGACATCAGGTTCTTCAGGTACAAGTGGTTCTAGTGGGACATCAGGTTCTAGCGGGACATCAGGTTCTAGCGGTATAGATGGTACAAGTGGTTCATCAGGGACTTCTGGTTCAAGTGGTATTGATGGAACTAGCGGTTCATCAGGTACAAGTGGGACATCAGGTTCTAGTGGAACATCAGGTTCATCAGGAACAAGTGGAACTTCAGGTTCATCAGGAACAAGTGGAACTTCAGGTTCTTCAGGTACAAGTGGTTCTAGTGGGACATCAGGTTCTAGCGGGACATCAGGTTCTAGCGGTATAGATGGTACAAGTGGTTCATCAGGGACTTCAGGGTCTAGTGGTATTGATGGTACTTCAGGTTCATCAGGAACTTCTGGTTCAAGCGGTGTAGATGGAACTTCGGGTTCTTCAGGTACGAGTGGTTCGTCAGGAACAAGTGGGACTTCAGGTTCTTCAGGTATCGATGGTACATCAGGTTCTTCGGGAACTTCAGGTTCTTCGGGAACTTCAGGTTCAAGTGGTATTGATGGAACTAGCGGTTCATCAGGAACATCAGGTTCAAGTGGGACAAGTGGTTCTAGTGGAACATCAGGTTCTAGCGGTATAGATGGTACAAGTGGTTCTTCAGGGACTTCAGGAACAAGTGGTTCTTCAGGGACTTCAGGTTCTAGTGGTACTTCAGGTTCATCAGGCACAAGTGGAACTTCAGGTTCTTCGGGAACATCAGGTTCAAGTGGTATTGATGGAACAAGTGGTTCAAGTGGAACATCAGGAACAAGTGGTTCTTCAGGGACATCAGGTTCTAGTGGTATTGATGGAACAAGTGGTTCTTCAGGGACTTCAGGTTCTAGTGGAACTTCAGGTTCTTCAGGGACTAGTGGGACAAGCGGTTCAAGTGGAACAAGTGGTTCAAGTGGAACATCAGGAACAAGTGGTTCTTCAGGGACATCAGGTTCTAGTGGTATTGATGGAACAAGTGGTTCTTCAGGGACTTCAGGTTCTAGTGGAACTTCAGGTTCTTCAGGAACTTCTGGTTCAAGTGGTATAGACGGTACAAGCGGCTCTTCAGGTACAAGTGGTTCTTCAGGAACTTCAGGGACAAGTGGTTCGTCAGGAACTTCGGGTTCAAGTGGAATAGATGGTACATCAGGTTCAAGTGGAACAAGTGGTTCGTCAGGAACTAGTGGTACATCAGGTTCTAGTGGTACATCAGGTACAAGTGGTTCTTCGGGAACATCAGGTTCTAGTGGAACAAGTGGTTCTTCAGGTACTTCAGGTTCTTCAGGAACTTCAGGTTCATCAGGAACGTCAGGAACATCAGGTTCAAGCGGAACTTCAGGTTCTTCAGGTATTGATGGAACAAGCGGTTCTTCAGGAACTTCAGGTTCAAGTGGTATTGATGGAACTAGCGGTTCTTCAGGTACATCAGGTTCAAGTGGAACAAGTGGTTCTTCAGGAGTTAGTGGAACATCAGGTTCAAGCGGTACTTCAGGTTCTTCGGGTATTGATGGAACAAGTGGTTCATCAGGAACGTCAGGTTCTTCAGGAACAAGCGGTTCTTCAGGAACTTCAGGTTCATCAGGAACATCAGGTTCTAGTGGTACGAGCGGTGTTAATGGTATTTCAGGTGGTGCTGTTTATTACTTTAACGAATCAGTAACACAAACCCCTTATAAAGAATTTTCACCAATATCGACATCAGGGTCACAACAAACAGTTACGGTTACTATTGCGAATGGTGTAACATCAACTATTCAATCATATTTAACACCCTCAACTTATCCGAATGTATCAACCATACCTGCGGGAATTTGGTCTTTCTTCTTACACGCGTATAAAGAAAACAATAATGCAAGTTTTGATATATTCTGTGAAGTTTATTCAAGAACAACAGGTGGGACTGAAACTTTATTATTTTCAACAGACCCAGCACCTGTAACAACAAATTCACCAAACCCATCAATGGTATTATCTGATGGATTTCAAGGAGGATTTTCAATCAATACAACAGATAGGATATTAGTTAAAGTTCAAGCTACAAATACCGCAAATCAATCACATACAATTACTTTCGTAACCGAAGGTACAACTCATTATTCATATGGTCAAACTACGTTAGGTATAATTAATGGAACAAGTGGAACATCAGGGTCTTCAGGGACTAGTGGTTCAAGTGGAACTAGTGGAACTTCGGGTTCAAGTGGAACTAGTGGAACTTCGGGTTCAAGTGGGACAAGTGGTTCTTCAGGAACTTCAGGTTCAAGCGGTGTAGATGGAACTTCGGGTTCTTCAGGTACAAGTGGTTCATCAGGAACGTCGGGAACATCAGGTTCTAGCGGAACTTCAGGTTCAAGTGGTTCTTCAGGTACTTCAGGGTCTAGTGGTATAGATGGGACTTCAGGTTCAAGTGGTACTTCAGGTTCATCAGGTTCAAGTGGAACATCAGGTTCTTCAGGTATAGACGGGACATCAGGTTCTTCAGGAACTAGCGGTTCTTCAGGGACATCAGGGTCTAGTGGTATAGACGGTACTAGCGGTTCTTCAGGAACATCAGGTTCATCAGGAACTAGCGGAACAAGTGGTTCTTCAGGAACATCAGGTTCTTCGGGAACATCAGGTTCTTCAGGTATCGATGGTACATCAGGTTCATCAGGAACATCAGGTTCTTCAGGAACTAGCGGAACAAGTGGTTCGTCAGGTGTTAGTGGAACTAGCGGTTCATCAGGAACATCAGGTTCATCAGGAACTTCCGGTACAAGTGGTTCTTCAGGAACATCAGGAACTAGTGGTTCTTCGGGAACATCAGGTTCTTCAGGTACAAGTGGTACATCAGGTTCAAGTGGTACATCAGGTTCAAGTGGAACTTCAGGTTCAAGTGGAACAAGTGGTTCATCAGGAACGTCAGGTTCAAGTGGTATAGATGGCACAAGTGGTTCATCAGGAACATCAGGGTCAAGCGGTTCTTCGGGAACATCAGGTTCGTCAGGAGTTAGTGGAACAAGTGGTTCATCAGGAACATCAGGTTCAAGTGGTATAGATGGTACAAGCGGTTCATCGGGAACAAGCGGTTCTTCAGGAACTTCCGGTTCAAGTGGTACATCAGGTTCATCAGGTGTTAGTGGAACTAGCGGTTCTTCAGGAACTTCAGGTTCTTCGGGAGTTAGTGGAACATCAGGCTCAAGCGGTTCTTCAGGTACTTCAGGTTCTTCGGGTTCAAGTGGAACAAGTGGTTCTTCAGGGACATCAGGTTCGTCAGGAGTTAGCGGTACAAGTGGTTCATCAGGTTCAAGTGGTACGTCAGGTTCTTCAGGAACATCAGGTTCAAGTGGTACTTCAGGTTCGAGCGGTACTTCAGGTTCATCAGGAGTTAGTGGAACATCAGGCTCAAGCGGAACAAGTGGTTCTTCGGGAGTTAGCGGTACATCGGGTTCAAGTGGTTCTTCGGGGACAAGTGGTTCTTCAGGTGTTAGTGGTACTTCAGGGTCAAGCGGTTCTTCGGGAACAAGCGGTTCTTCGGGAGTTAGCGGTACAAGCGGTTCTTCAGGGTCTAGTGGTACTTCAGGTTCATCAGGTGTTAGTGGAACAAGCGGTTCTTCAGGTACTTCAGGTTCAAGCGGTACAAGTGGTTCTTCGGGAACTTCAGGTTCGTCAGGAGTTAGTGGTACATCAGGTTCAAGCGGTACTTCAGGTTCATCAGGTTCAAGTGGTACTTCAGGTTCTTCAGGTGTTAGCGGTACAAGCGGTTCATCAGGAACATCAGGTTCAAGCGGTTCAAGCGGTACTTCAGGTTCTTCGGGAGTTAGTGGAACAAGCGGTTCTTCAGGAACAAGTGGTTCTTCAGGTGTTAGTGGGACAAGTGGTTCTTCAGGAACATCAGGTTCAAGCGGTACTTCAGGTTCTTCGGGAGTTAGTGGAACATCAGGTTCAAGTGGAACGTCAGGTTCTTCAGGTGTTAGCGGAACGTCAGGTTCAAGCGGTACTTCAGGTTCTTCGGGAGTTAGTGGAACGTCAGGTTCAAGCGGTACTTCAGGTTCTTCGGGAGTTAGTGGAACGTCAGGTTCAAGCGGTACTTCAGGTTCAAGTGGAACAAGTGGTTCATCAGGAGTTAGTGGAACATCAGGGTCTAGTGGAACTTCAGGTTCATCCGGAGTTAGTGGAACATCAGGTTCGAGCGGAACAAGCGGTTCATCCGGAGTTAGTGGAACGTCAGGTTCAAGCGGTACATCAGGTTCTTCGGGTGTTAGCGGTACAAGTGGTTCTTCGGGAACTTCAGGTTCGTCAGGAGTTAGTGGTACATCAGGTTCAAGCGGTACTTCAGGTTCTTCAGGTGTTAGCGGTACAAGTGGTTCATCAGGTTCTTCAGGAACATCAGGTTCAAGTGGTACTTCAGGTTCGAGCGGTACTTCAGGTTCATCAGGAGTTAGTGGAACATCAGGCTCAAGCGGAACAAGTGGTTCTTCGGGAGTTAGCGGTACAAGCGGTTCAAGTGGTTCTTCGGGAACAAGTGGTTCTTCAGGTGTTAGTGGAACATCAGGTTCTTCAGGAACGTCAGGTTCAAGCGGTACAAGTGGTTCTTCAGGTACTTCAGGTTCATCAGGTGTTAGCGGAACATC